CCCCCCTATGGGGGTGTGAATTTATTCTTCTGATTTTTCATTTTCAGAAGTTGGTAGACGAATCGGTGTTTGTGTATCTGTACGACAAACAGTCCAAACATCTTCGATTGGACCTTCATCAATGATTAGGTTGATGGCCATAGCATGACGTTGAGCTTCTTCAACTTCATCTAACACATCATCAGTGTTACCAATGACAGCTGCTAGTAGTTCTGATGTGAAGTAACCATTGTCTTCATCCCACTTCTTCCATGAATCAAAGTCAGAGAAAGGATTGTATGGATTGTCGAATGTAGTTAACATTGTATCAACTACTGTTGTTGCTTGTAAGTAATCTTCCATAACAGTTGTCTCTCCTTTCTACTAGACTAGGTTCTGGATTGTTGAGATGCTAACGCCTAAAGCTTCAGCTACTTCAGCATAGCTGTGACCATTACGAATCATAGACTTAGCTCTAGATGCATTAGATAGACTAAGTGACTTCTCTTCTCTAGGTGTAGCTAACTGTTTAACTCTATCAGTGTTGGCAAAGCGTAAGATGTCAGTAAGCATCTTAGTACTAACAGCACCAGATTGAATAGCTTTCCATTCATCATCTTCAATGTTGATACGAGTCTTAGCTCCATCAGCACCAGTCTGAAGACGAGCAGCAGCAATAGCTTGTTGTTTAAGCTTCTTGAGTTGGTCCTTCTGCATGTCAGGATCTCTCTTCTCAGCTATAACTTTGTTAGCAATGAGCTGTGCCTGACGTTCTCTAGGCGAGTTAGCTAAAGCAGTATTAAGCTTGTGTTGTAGAGACTCTACTTGATCTCGATACTTCAGTTTAGCTTCCTTGTTAACTACTAAGTTAGGTGAAGACTCAACAACCTTGTTAGCTTTGTCACGCATCTTACCAAGGGCATTGATATAATCACCATACATGTTTTCGATGGGGGTGCCAGAACCAAGGGTCTTAGCATCCTTAACCATTTCCACAACATGATCAGTTGAAATAGTTTTTGTCTTCTTGATCTTAGGAGAAAGTCTAGGATTAGCTGCTAGCTCTTCAGGAGTTCGATCCTTATACCATGTCTCTAGAGTACGGTGCTCTGTTTTAGACCGGGATATAAGAGTGGAGGCTCCATTTTTTATAGTGCCAGATATAACATCGTAGTGATCTTGGTACTTCTTTTTTAGAGCGGGGATATCATTTTCCCTTTCCGATCTTTTATAATCTAGATTATGTTTCTCAGCATCAATAACAACCATTGAATGTTTTACAGCACGAGCAATCTCCGATTGACTAGCACCTTTAAGAGTCATGTCAGTAATAAGGTTGGAAACTTCGCCCATTGTCTTCTGCTTGATCGTCCAGTTACCTTTTGAATCACGCTTAAGAATATTCTTGTCTGGAGAATAATACTGATTAGTATCAAAGTTCTTAAGTTCTTTCAAAGAACGACTTGTCTTAATACCGTTTTTATTATTAGGAATAACCATAACAGTATCACCATCAAAGTCTGCTCCTGACAATTTGCTAGCTACAGACGAATCAATACCAACTGCATCTTTAGCGCCTTTCATAAATTTAGCAGGGCCATTACCAAGCTTGTTGTTTACAGTAAGTTCAGGTAGTTCGAATATTCCTCCATGAGGATAACGAACAAGAACCACCTTCTCACCGTTCTTAAAGTTTGGTGCGTAGATTTCATTAGCTTTTATACCTGATAAAGGTAACAGAACTTGACCACGCATTCGATCAAAACCTGTGAGTTTCAAATTATGACGTTTGGTGGTTAAACCATTTGCAAAATCTGCCATCATAATTCTACGTACTACAGGATTATTTAAATTAGCTATTTCATCAAACTCTTTTTGAAGTTTCTCGTATGTCTTTTGAATACGACCTTTAACCAATATAGGAGGTTGCTTGGAAACAAACTGAGAAGATAAGGTTTTTGACCAAGTTCCCCAGTCACCTTCTTCATTAACTTTATTGATAGCGCCTTTTTGTCCATTAGGTTTAATTTGTGCACCAAATGGATTATCAGGGTCATCTTTAAGTTTCTTAAGAACATCTTCTTTCGGTGTTCCCTGCTTCTTGTTGGTGTTGAATATAACATCTACGCCTTTAGGGAAATCTTTCGGATCTCCATAAACAGCCATACCTTTAAGATAATGGGTTCTTCCAACACCAATACGAACTTGAGCATATTTGGAATTTCCTAGGTCAAGGTCTTTAACACCAGGACGCAATTCCATGACACCATCTTTATCAGTTCCACCCTGTTCATCATATCGAATACCAACACGTTTCCAATCAAGATGCTCAATTGGTTTCAATCCTAATTTAGTTGTTCCGTCTTCAGTCTTATATAAATTAGGAGGTTTGATTTCGTGTTTGTGTTCTCTTACAATATCAGGATTAGACTCTTTGGTTAAAACTTTCATTTCAACCCAATGGTCGTCGTTAGTGGCATTCTTCACATACACTTTATGCATGTGATAGCCGTCAGCTTCAAGTTGTTGTACTGCACGTTTAAGCATATTTTCGTTTATACCTAATTGTTGCGCAGCACCAAGACCTACGTCAAGATATGGATTTTCTTTAATTAAATCTTTTAAGTCAGATTTAACTTGCTCCATACGATTAACTTTTTGTTTAACCGAAGCATCCATATTCATACGAACAGTTGACTCTGGAATACCAGTTTGCCTAGAAATTTCAATCGAACCTAGACCTTTGTCGGCTAGTTCTTGAATTCTAGAAATATTATGTAATCGAATTTGTTGTTTAGAAATAGTATTTCTCGCACGAAATTCGGTTGTAGTAATTCCAAGTTTTGCAGCGATTTGAGTATCGGTTAGACCATTTTTACGATATTTCGCAACTGTGTCCGACCAAGATGTTGCTCGCTGATATGAATTTTCACCAGAACCCCAAGCATAGCGTCCACTGTGAGGAACATTACCTTGGTGTGGGGTACCTGTATGCATTAAATAATAATCTTCCAGATCCATGCTATGCCTTTCTATTCCGGTTTTCTTTCAAGAATTGCGGAGAATTCTTTAATTGTGTTATAGACGTCATACACATCTTCCGCTTCAGGGATATATGTGTCTATTTTGTTGCCTTGGTATATGCGTAATTCAAAATCTGTTCGTTCAGGTTTTACACCATACTCCAAACAGAAATAAGCAGCATACACAAGTAGTTGCTCCATTTTTGGTTTTGTTTTGCCAGTCTTCAAATCATGAATCCTAAGAAAACCACGAGGATTATCTTTTGTTGGTGGGTCATAACGAATGGCATCAGCAGTACCAAAAGCATAAGGACTATAGAATAACAAAACTTCACTATCCATACGATATCCAATGGCATCGTTTACAAAATTTGCAACGGCCGGATGTGTATGACCTGGTTCTAATCTAATTCTGTGATGAATAGATAAACTAGCAAATTCGTGAAGTTCAGTGCCTCTTTGTTTTGCCTTCTCATTTTCAAAACGTTCTATGAGTTTTTCTGGTTCATAATTGAGCCAGTGGCATTGACTAGCACTAAGGAAACTATGATGTCCTTCGAATTCTGGATGTTTGTTCCATTTCATTCAATATAGCCTCCTTATTAGCAGGATAGATAGTTCTAGCCCAACCTCCTGTCGAATTATACTTGTTTAAGTAATATTCTTGATTAGGACGGTATGGAGCAGTTCCACTACGTTTAACTTCTAAATGATAGGAATATGGTCCAATGTCTACAGACAAGTCAGGTATTCCTTGAATATAACTAGAGTCATTCTTTTTGACTATAGCATCAGGAAAACGACTTTTAATATCCTTGATTAGTTCTCTTTGAAAGTCTCGTTCCAATTTGGACATGTGGTTGTTACCCAATTCCTTTCATTAAATTTTTTCTTAGATTTTATAGACCTAGATATTGCGTCATCAATTGAAGCCGGGCTTTTGAAATAAATGTAAAAAAGATCATTAAAGGAGGTATTCACGCGATTTATCCGACCTTCGGATTGGTCCATTACTCTGTATGAGTAATTTAATGAATAAAACAAAATCGTATCGGTGGTAATACAATTCCAAGCCTCGGCTCCTGCGGTGTATTGCACTAAGTATATCCACGAGTCACTGTTTGGTATAGCTTCGTGCTTAGCACCATTGTATTGATAATACGCTCTATTTAATTCTTGACAAATATCTTTCAAAATGTCAAGTTCATAGATATAGTTGTAAAACACAATAACTTTATCTCTTGTCATAATTTCATTCTTAACTGCTTGCTTTCTACGGTCTGAAGAATTAACAATCCTTCGTAACACTTGAGTAAATTCAGAAGCGCTGGTAATAGGTTCTTCCGTATACGGATTAAACCTTGACTTCATTACCTGAGAATATAAATCTTTGTCAAAAGATGTGTTGATTGTGAGTCGGTTAACTTTAGTTTTTCTAAAGTCTTCCATAGCCACTACCAAACTTCTACGGAGTCTATCTAATCGGTCTACTCCATGATATCGTTTGATCTGTGGAAATTTTGAGTAGGGATTGTATTCAACATGCATATCAACAAACTGAGATTTGTTTTTGTAAAATCCGTTTGCTATAAATAAACACATCCAATCTATCCATACATCACCAGGCGTTGCTGTCAACATTATCCATTTATTCTTTCGGGCTATCTTAATAAAAGACATACCCCACGAACCGTAACCGATTGCTCGTTGTTCATCAAATAAGAAGAATGCGTTTTCAACATCAGTGTATTTAGTAATATTATTCCAAGAATCTACTGTCCCGGTTATGCCTAGAGCTTCCATATCTCTATGCCATTCTTTATCATTTCGCTTTTTAGCTACTGTAATAATATACAAGGGTAAGTCTTTGTGATTCTCCAAATAATAAAACAGGCCGGTAAAGGATTTACCAGAACCGACCTTACCTAACAATACAGAACCATTATGCAATCTATCAACTGCCTGACGTTGATAGTCGTATAATTCAATTTTATTAGAAGCCATATTTACGACGGAGTGGATTGTCCACTACACGAATATATGCGTTCTTAAGGTTGAGACGAGCATATTGTCCATCTGGACTTGGGTCTCGTCGAGCGATGGTCATATCGCAAATAGCGATTTCCAAATCATCGATGATCGATAGCTGTGATTCTTCGGTCAAATACATACGGTCACGAGGATCAATATCTCCGTCAACTGGAGTAGTTCCATCATCATAAATAATGGCAATACTTGGCAAACCAAATTGTGTGTATACACGGACCTTGAAGAAATAAGCAGGTTCAAACATATCTGGATTTTCTTCCATCTTAGCTGCAAGATCATCTGGAACATCTTTAGGTTCGTATTTCTTAACGTTAACTCCGTAAGATAAGAGCAAGTCAACATCTTCTGGGTTTACCCTAACGTTAAAATAACGATCTCCTGCTCGGTTGTATTTTTCTTGACGCCCGGTAAAGTTACGGGCGAAGAGAAAATCTACTTCTTCCAGAATAATCTGGGAATCTGAAATTTGTGTAATCTTTGTCATTGTTATGTCCTTTCTATTCTGACGTGAGTCTGACATTGTTTACAAAAAAATAAAGAGGCGAACAAATCAGCAGAATTTTGTTCTTCCTCTCTATTATGTGCCATGTAAATCCTGCGAAGCCTATAATCAACCTGCGGGAAAATTCAATCACGCATTCTCAGGGGTTTTGATTTTGAGAGTTCCGTGATTGATAGAAATGGTATGAGTGTTTGGATATTTGTCTTGAAGTTCGAGAGCATCAACATAGTCTTTAGGCATGTCGTCAACAATATCTTTGATATCGCCAACCTTCATGATTTTCTTAAGGCCGTCAACAGCAATCTTGTCGTAGAAGCTGAAATCCACATCTTCAATATCAAACTTGTCTGTTTGTTTGAACAAATATCCTTTCGTTCCAGTAATGGACTTGAAGTTTTCATTGTCTTCTGTCCACATACATTCTGCTCCAGTCTTAGAAGCATAAATAGATCCAACCTTACCAACGAATTCGTCGCCTAAGTAAATATGACCTTTCGATTGTTTGGTGATGAAGAAATCTTTATCAACCAATTCTTCTTTTGTCCATACTCGTTTAAGTAAATATGTGTTAGCATACTCTGCTCCAGTTGGAGACCATTTGTCATCTTCCAGTTGAGCAATATACACAGCGTTATTGATTAGAGCCATACGTTTGTAAGTATGCTCATGTTCAAATCGATATCTATACTTCTCTTGAGCTCCGAAGTCTTCAACAAATTTGATAATCTTCTCATCTGCATTTGGAATCTTAACCGAGTCGGTCTTAATATGACATACTTGATATCCTTGCTCTTCGATAGCAAATTTCAAATCGACCATAAATAATGCACCACGTTTTGCAACGATATTGTCAATATTGTCTGGATGTTTGAACTTGTTGTCAAATTTAGCAGAGGTCATTCCGTATACAGAGTTGATTACAATCTTCAATGCGGTTACCAAAGGTTTAAGAAATTCTGGATTATCCAAGAACGGAGCCAAGACGCCATCAAACATTTGTTTAACTTCATCAATCTTATTGTGTTTCAACAACACACGAACTTTAAGTAAGTCCGCATAGCGTTGAGTATATGGACCGAAGTAGTTCATATTTACAAGAGAGTTAGGGTGCATTGACTCAACGTCGAGCAAAGCAATATTTTTATACACGCCAGGTTCGGCATATACAAATCCGCCTTCACCAGTTTCGAAACCACGATAATATGACTTACCGAATTCATACTTGTATCCTGGGAATATGGTCGCGAGGTTGACATAATTAAATTTGTCTTGTGGACGTGGGTCGTCACCAAAGATAAACTTAGCTGTCAATTGGTTGTTTGTTGCATTCATAGAACCTTTAGCAATCGTAGCTAAGATTTCACGCGCAACGTAGTCCGCATAAATAGCATCAAACAATTTCTCTGTTGCGTCAACGTCATTCACACAGTAATCAACTACAACTGGAATTAATTCATCAGGAACTGGTTGGTCCCAAGGAATTTCCATCTCAACGTGTTTGATGCCAAGATCAACTTCCCAACGTTTGAGTGATTGTTTCTTCTGAGCATACTCGTAAATATCGGTATAACTCAATTCGTAAGCTGCAGCATACATTCCACTCTTCGCATTTTTTTCGTTGACAATTCTATATGACTGACGGAATAACTCAAGATTATTACAGCCGAGTAATCGAGCATAAAGAATATGGTTATCGTATCGACGGTTGTTAAATCCGACAATCGGGAAGCTCAACAAATATTCAATCTGATCTGGTGTTGGGTTAATCCATTTTGTAAATTCATCGTCATGATATTTCTTCCAGACGACTACAAACAGATTTGGATACACCTCAATATCGAAGAATACCAATTCTTCTTTTGGATATATCTTTGTGAAGTTTGTGAGTTTATTCTCCGTAACTCCCTCATCATCTCTAATGGATGACCAAGGAATCTTTTGGAATACTGCAACACAGTATTCTTTGTTATTGGTCGAACGAATAGCTCGAAGAAATACATCATGCTTCAAATCGGTCAAGTCATATTCAAGACCCATATCAAATGCTTTCTGAATTTCGTGAGCAATAAAATCAATTGTTGGTTTTGTATTTGGATGACTAGGTTCTTTACCTTCAATCATTCCCAACTGTCGTTTGACAAATTTTCGCAACGTCTTTTCTGTATATGTGATTTCTTTCACATGTTCATACATCGTCTCATCCTTTCTCTCTTTCAACGGCAAGCCCGATGAAATATGAGAGGGTTGTAAGTTGTTGGATGCTTTGTCTATCCGTCTCAAAGAGGCGTTGCCTTTATACACTTTGATCTCAATATGTTTATCGACCAAATTATTTAACTCATTGACATTACCGTCATAGATATAATGCAAGTGAATGCCTTGTCCCGATTTTGAAAGCTCAGCATAAGTTGGTGGAAACTTAGAAGCTGCCCCAATATTTAAATCAAGATTTTTATTACCCGAATCATCTTTCAAATCGAAGTCAATGATAATATGATTAAGTGGAACCTTAACCCAATGCAATTTGCTTGTTTTAATATCGGACAGAGTAGTCACAACATTATCCCATTTTTCTGATGGGTTACCATTTCGTAATGCTAGCTGAGCAGGATATTCTGCTGCTAGTTTGTTAAACACCTCGTTATGATAATTGAAATCTAACCAGTCATCTGGAATAACAGTATCATTTGCCTCGGTTGTACCTACGACACCTTCAGGAAATGCAACATTCCATCGGAACCCTTTGAAATAATTGTTAACACGCATACCATCGATATGACTATCTTTAAGCATTGTGTCAAAATATCTAAGAGCTTCTCTCTTGATAGTCGCTTTATATCCGTCGGTCTTCCATCCCATGTCTTCAAGATACTCACGATATAATTCACTGATTTGTTTAAGGGTTATACCGTGTTGCATATGAATTGCATTAGTTCGCATGAAGTCAAAGATATGGTCTGTCTGTTCTGCCATGTCGACATCGAAATAATCGTCATAGTAATCAAAACCCAATTCTTCAAATCTTTGAATTGCCATGTTAGCAATATATGGAAGCTCATACTTTATTTGAGTCATTAGTTGATTATACTTCGTATGACTTACTTTCTGTCCACTTGGGTTAACAACAATAGCACGTCGAGTAATACCAGAGTCTACGTTACGAACTTTATAACGTTGGTTAGAGGCAGTGATTAACAAGCCAATAAATCGAACGTCATAAGGTTCTTTAAATTTCTTGTTGACCGAAATAGTTTCATGACTTGTAAGTTTCAATAACGGGGTATCGTTATAAATATGACTGATGTCAGTATCCTCGTCAATCAACAATGGAACTTCTTGGATTTGTCCTGTTGCAAATTGGTCAGCACTTGTGAGCAATTTCAAATCAATAGTTCCGCAATATTCCTGAAATAGCATTCGGAATATTTTTAAGACAGTACCTTTACCACTACCTTTCGAACCATACAAATACATGAATTTTTCAATTTTGTACATGTTGTTCGTAAATAACGCTCCCATGAACCAGAGAATTTTATCCAACTCCTTTGGAAGATATAAGGTACCAATCAATTCTTTGAATGCAACCGCTTCTCCTTCTTGAGGCGAGTAAGTCAATTGCGTTGTGGCGTAATCTCGTCTCTGCATCTTATGATCTGCGAATAACACTTTCTGGTTGAAAGAAATATCACTCGTCTCACAAGCTTTACAGAAATCTGCAAATAAACGAAACTTCCCAGCAGAGGCTTTTCGAATCTCTTTAACATCAATTCTCAGACCAGGACGTCCGTCTTCTAATTCTCTTGCCTTACGCCAAAGCAGAGAATCAATATCATAAAATAGGTTTTTCTGTTTAGTGTCCCAGAAACTTCCATTCCAATATGCATAAAACTTGGAACCTTTAACAACCAAGTCTTTAGTATCGCCAAATATAAAGTCAGGAGAAACCTCATAATCAACGGTACGATTGTTGGAAGTGAACTTTTTCACAGACACATCTAAAAAATCCACTAATTTTTACCTCCTCGTGCCTCACACATGTTTTTGCCCGCATTTCCCTATTGTTATTATATACAGTACACTTTTTAACTCATTCCGGTATACAATGGAAAATGGGAGATTTTCCTGTGTTTTTTCGGTTTTTTTATGTTTTCCCCATGTTTTTTCGTGCAGTTACCTCAAATATTATAGTAAAATTTCGTGCTGCCCGTAAAATTTTCATGTGCTGCACAAAAAAAAACGTGCAGCTAAACACCCAAATTTGACCGATTTTAGGCCGAAATCCATCAGTTTTCCTAAGATATTATAGGAATATCTAGGCAATATCGAGTCAATTTCATATTAAAATCCACCAAATTTCCCATAATATTATAGCAAAATACCATCATTTTGCCCTCTTAATCCACGAAATTTCGACCCGATTTACCAGTTTATTATCCGTTTGATACTTATCAGCAACCCTAACAAGGTACTCAAAACCGCTAATTTTAGCCCTAATAACCTCTCCATAAAGCGTGGTAAGGACCGGATTTCGGCTCAACATAAGCTTCCATCCAGTCACTAAACCCTTCTTATCATGAATATAAACCGCGTCAAATGCATCGAGGACTATAGGATTTGTGTTCTTTTTACCCATAGTCCCACCAACTATTTCCGTGTATTTTCCGTATCTGTGGTAATCTTACCGTCCGGCTCAACAGTAAATGCTGGCTTAGTATCAAGGCGTCCATCAGGAAGTAGTTTATACCAACCATCGTTGTAGCGGATAAATAGATCAGACTGCATGTCACCGTTATTAGGATCAAGGTAATACCAGTCTTCAAAGTATTTGACCCAACCGGTTTCCATAGCACCGCTGCGATCGAAGTAGTACCATTTACCACCAATTTTCTTCCATGATGTAGCCATGTATCCGTCCTTATCGAACCAATACCAATGACCATCGGTGTGTTTCAACCAGCGTTCAGAATACATATATCCTTCGTCATCGAAGTAGAACCATGAATGGTTATCTTCAATGTACTCAAAGCGACCAGCAGGATATGTACCGTTACCACGCGCCCACCAGAAGCCTTTAGAGTCTTCTTGCCAGCCTTTCTTAACAGGTGCAGGATTAGCATCTGGATTTGTCAAGCGATATACATAGTAATATGGTTTACCGGCATACGCCCATCTTTCATCGTGGTCATTTACTGAGATACCGTCGTAAGGATAGTTACAGTGAATAATGTTATCACCATCGATAAAAATACCAGTGTGTCCACCAGCACCCGATGAATATCCTTTACGTCCCCAGATGAATACGTCACCACGTTTGGCAGTGAATGGTGTGTTTTCTGAGATCAATTCGAAACCGTTTGCGATTAACCAAGCATGTTCATACTCGGTATTAACGGCCCAACCCGCAGATGCCGCACCTGCGCTACGATATGCATAGTATACAGCCGATGAGCAATCATAAGAGTCCTCGCCATCACGAGATGTCATACTGTAGGACACTTGTCCCTTGCGTGCATACATCCAATCAATTGCTACGTTAATATCAATTGTCATTTAGTTTTTCTCCTTTAGTTGGTTTATATGTTTCGTTTGAGTTTTCGTCAATAAACGATGGATCGTAAATTATCTTTTCTTCAGGATATCGTCGAATGAATTTCATAATTTACCTCCACTACGATATTCCGGTCTAAGGCCGGGTGGAATATAGTTTGGATGATAGTTTTTAATACCTTCAACCAATGAGTTATCCTCGACAGCCTTCTCAGAAATACCAATTTGCTTCTTGATACTACTAAAAGTTTCGGAGTCGACAAAGTGGATAGGATTTCCATTCTTATCAAATTCCTTTCGTCCAGGTTTACCAAGTCGAATTTCACCTTGATATCCCAAATCATTTCCAAAACGGTTATCCCATTTCTTAAGTTTTTCCTTATCTTCCTCTAGACGAGTGAGTTTAAGGCCCTTAACAATAAATTTGATATTGGCTCGGACAGTAGTGATTATTGTGGTAACCATATCCTTGTCAATACCGGTCGACTGGATGTGTGTCTCAAACTCCTCAAATTTGTCTTCTTCGATAATGTAAATCGAAGAAATTCAATTTGGTTCTTCATCAAGATTAATACATCCGGATTTAATAGTACATGCGTTTTAATCAAAGATACCATACCCTCTTTTGAAATGGGCGCGTCTTCAATTATAGTACGTAGACGATTTACAATTTCCTCGAGTGCTTTATAATCTTCTTCGGTCATATTGAACTCTTCAATTTTATGATGAAATTTCTCAACCTGTTTTAAAAGAGAAACGACTTCGTTATCATCTTTATCAATGGTACTTTCACAATCTTCGTCTCGTTCCTTTTTAAGATAGTAAAAATGTCGCATAATAATCCCATAAATCCAGTCTTTAAGTTCGTATGGAATATCTTTACGAGTACACATATAGTTATTAATAACGGCAACGCCCTCTTGTTTAGTGTTTGATTCAATGATACACTTGGCAATAAGTCCTGCTTCGTCGGAAATATCTAATGGTACAAGCATCTCATCTTTATCAAGCTTCATTTGGACAACTCTAAAAATATTTGATAGCATATTAAGTACATAATTTCTAGGGTCAATATTTTCTACTTTACTATGTATATGTTTATTAAACTCTTTTTCCATTTCAGCACTACGCGACATAACGTTTTTCGCATCTTGGACATTATATTTAATAACATCAATCATATCGGGACAGCATGAAGTTTCACCATCTTCCTCCCGAATTCCACGTAACCAGCACGCTGTCATAGCAGCATAGTTAGACAGGTCCTCAAGGGTATCTAGGAGGCTCTCAGAGCCCACCTGCTGCGTTTTAGACTCGTCTGTTAGGGATTCTAAGCGCTTCATCTTATCGCTCATACGGACGATGCTAGCGACAATTCCAAATTGGTCCAACGACTCCTCAAATGAGTTGCCGTAGTCGTGATTTTTACGACAGAATGTGCCATATTGGTGATCATATTGATTTTTCATTGTTTGTGGGTTTAGTTTAGTCATTTTTCTTTCCTCCGATTAGTTTTCTCACAAATGCATTATTAATATACATAACCTTGTCCTGCAGGATATACTTGATTAAATTTCTCCATTGACTCAAAATATTCAATCAAGGCCACATTAGACATTGGAATATATACTATGTTGCGACCTTGATCGCGCAGCTCAATCTTAAGGATACTGCACCCTTCGTCCAAGAAGCAATAATCCTTAACTCCTTGCCAAAGATGAACTGCAATTCCTTTAGCATTTTTAGCTTGATTGTCGTTGATATATTTTACATATAAAACACCATTACTCAAACCAAGTACCTACTTTCATACCATTTGCAAGTTTATCGAGTTTAATAATATTACGACGAGGAATACTAAGGTGTGCAATTTCGCGATTTTCGAGGGTTTTAAAATACTTGATAATAATGTTTCCATCGATATGCTTTTCAAAAAGGATACTTTCAACGGCTTCAATCTTCAATTCTTTTGTTTCGACTTCCCTACCATAGTCGATCCATCGTACAAAGCAACCGTAAATAGCGTCTTTATCATAGCCTTGGATAACGGTATCTTCATCGAAAAATGCGTTTCGATCGACAGTTCTATCGAATTCCAGACAGCCAATATAATGCTTTTCTGGAATATGAAGAGTTGTTCTTACTTTGCTACGCTCATCCGTATAGATTACGGTAACAATACCATCTTCGACCATAAACGATTCTACGCCGCTCTTCAAATTACGATAAATTTTACCAGTAGTGTCATGATATTCCTTACGAAATTCTTCACGAAATTCTTCACTCACCATTACCAAAAGTTCTTTCATCATTTCACTTTCTCCTCAATATTAATAATATCATCTTTATGAATTCTATACACGATAGACTCATATCCAAATTTAGATGTTATCTCCAACATCTGATTAACTGTCCACATTGCTATGGATTTGACATTATGAAATTCCGTGGTTTTCTCCTCGTCGATCTCATCAAGATATGTGACGGAGATTTTTACCATAGGGTCAAACCTAATAAAATGCTGTTCCTTAAGTCTAATAAATAAGGGACCGTTCCCCTGTTTGAAAGGAACGGCAAACCCTCTAGTCGGACCTGTAGAATGACTTTTTATATCATAAGATTCCATACAGTACTACCTCGATTTAAGGTAGTCGACCACGCGCCAACGCAAATATTCTGATTTAGGGTAATGCGTTTTCATACCATTAAGATATGTAACAATCAACTCTCCCTCGATTTCTTCCATGTTGACCACATCGGTGTCAATATAGAACCTGAATTTGTCATCGTCCACCTCCCGTTCAATTACAAAGGACACATTCTTACTGTTCCACACAGGAGTGTAGATATCAGTATACAGTCCTAAGTAATTGTGTAAATCCTTAGCATTAACAAATGCTTGAATATCAACAATATAACGACGTGCGATTGTTGTAGTAAGTTCTACAACCATACAATCTCTAGTTAAGACTCGATGATCAATAGTAAGAAAATCATCTGTCATACGAAAGTCTTTAACATCTAGAAAGATGTTACTGGCATTAGGCTTTTCGGCAGTATAAGATTTTGTTAGTGTTAAATATAGTGCTCCCATTATTAATCCCACCATTCTTTTCCTGCTAATAAGTTCTTAACTTGTTCATCTGTTAATTTGTAGTAATCTTTCAAATCTTCGATATACTTAGTAAAGTATTCGATGTTTTCCAATTCCAGACCTTCATGCTTAACTTTATCGAACTTAGACCAATCAATATAGCTAGGATCAGTAGGCCAACCCAAGCTCTTGATCAGAATAAGAGGAAATTCAACACGGTTTTCTTTAATTTCAATGGATGTAGTGGCACGAATATCCCAGCCAACGAAATGATCGAAAACGTCCACATCCATTCCGGCAGCCTTACGTAGATCTGCAACAGTAACATATCCGTCATTAGCTAGAAGACGAACTACACCATCTACCCAGGTATTCATTTGCCCTTCTGCTGTAGCTCCATATCCATCAACTCCAATAGCAGCCAGTTGTTCTGCTTGCGCTTCGAAATGTTTAAGTTTCAATACAGGAACTCGTGTGATGTCAAATTTCAATTCTTTCATTTTACTTTTACCTCATTAATTCTTTCCTTGTAATCCTCAATATAATCTGGCATATTCCGTCTTTCGTAGTTAAAATAGTTTTCTTCTTTCATTCCAGATAGAGTGAAGTAATCGATTAAAAATAACTCATCTGCAGTTGGTTTGTATGCGACAAATGGAATTTCACCAAACATGCACTCAATAAACTTATTGTTTTGCGTGTTTATTATAACATGTAGGTCCTCGCATACCAAATATTCTGAATCTCTTTTAAATCTAAATACTTTGAACAAGCCTTTAGAAATAGATTCGCCCATATATGTATCAAAGCATAATTCTGGATCCATCATTGCGTCACAGAATTTATGTAATTCAGTCGCATCACGGAATATAAGCATTCTTAAATCATTAGGGCGTTCTGATATAATTGCAAAAGGATAATACCCTCCAATCTTTAAGGTATATCCTTTAAAACAATTGTAATCAGTTGAAACAAAGATATTCAAATACGGAGATTGCTGATTATGATTCAGCATAACTCCATTTAGGATATCGCACCATCTAGATTGCATAGGTATAAATTCAGTTTCTTTTTCGAAATTCTTATGATGAATTCGAACCGCGGATTTTTTCAGACCTTGTTCATAACGAAAGAAGAAGTTAAATAGTTTGTTTAGCATGTCTAGACTCTCTTTCATAATCTGGATCAATATATAACCCATCGTTAACAACGCCAGGAATAAAGTTTTGTCTTCCGAATGTGTATACGTCTAACTTACCCTTATCATCAAACGCAAGCATAGGATATACATCACAATACATATTGATTAGTTTAATGACCTCATTGCGATTACCCTGCAGTGTTCTCGTCTGAATACGTGTGATAACAAAGTTACGCCGATCTGTATCCTCTGGTAGAATACAGATATATGGGATAGTAACTCCTATTAGTTTCGCAATGAAAAACACACGACCAGGAGAACTATCATCAACTTCACGAATTCGAGCAGTGTTATTCAATATAAGGTTAAGACCTGTACCACGAACGTCGTAATATAAGCTCTTGAACGAATTATACTGAATCACTTCCCAACGGTCGCTGCTAAGATATGCACTGTCCAAGTCATATGAGTTATCAAAATAAGTCGCTTCTTTATACCACGGCCCATCGACTTCGTCTTTCCAATCGGATAGTAAAATACGATGAGACTCCAAATACTCCTCTGCCTCATTACGAATAACAGGGTGTAGAACAATGTTTCTCAATAAAAATAACAATACTACACACTTAATCGTAATATCCCACTCTTTAATTTTTTTGATCATTGAGTTACTCCTCTGTTAGCTCATCCGAAATTCTAAACACAGGCTGCAAACGCTCATCGAGAATAAGCGAAATAGCATTGTTGTGTTCTTCCCACAGAGTATTTGATTTAGAATACTCTTCCTTAGGTAGGTGGAATAATCCATAAGTATTATCCACATTGTCTTTACCAAGACGGTGACCTTCGACAAATGATACAATAGTATCATGGATAACAGGGTCTTCATCAGATTCCAAGTCAAGGCCCAAAGTATCAACAATCCAATCTGCAAATTGTTCAGTCGTACCATAACCAGTAGAACTTGATAAACGGCTAGCAAAATGAATAATCATTTCTCCAATAGATGCAAAATCAGAATATATTGTTCCAAATCCAAAGTGTTCGGTGCGGTCACGTACAATATCTTCACGGATATTCCAGTCACCAATGTTTTCACGAATTGGGATATACTCCCATGAGAATAGGATAGCTAGATTATCGCGAGTTTCTGCATCCATGATTCCAAAACGCTCCATTACGAGGGCACGGTAGTAGTCATATCCTTCTTGTGTGTTAGGATTGTAAATTTGACGGTCATGTTCCATTTCTTGTCGTTTCAATGCTCTGATCTGAGCTGTCATTTCACGAGTAACGTTTACAATATCACTAGCAGTGTATGTGTTGTCGCGATGATTTAACAGCTTGCTCCCTTCTTGATGTTTTTGAATGTATTCACGAACGTTTCCGTAAATATCAGTCTCACTCACAAATTCCTCTTCTAGAGGATTGTAGTCAGCGCCATTTTTGCGCTCGAATGGTGTGAGTTCGCGTCGGATATATTTACCATCTTCGGTTTTATACCAATCGTGACCATCGTTTGGAAGGCCTTCAATGTCTCGAAGATGTTCTTCGAATTCTTTTTGACGCTCCGCATCTTCGTCCAATTTCTTTTGAGTATCAGCAGCTTCTTTGGCAGCAACTAGTTCTTCATAAGATAGACCCTCAGATTCAAGCTCATCTTCTTCTTTCCACCATTTATAAAGGCGGTAGGCACCGTATCCGGCACCCGCAGCCCCTACCAATGATAAAATAACTTTGATAGGTGTGTTCATGTTAGTTTAATTCCTTTCTAGTTTTCTTTGGTACGAAATCTTTGAATGATGTTGTCGCATATAGGTTGCGAGGTGTTTTCCAACGAACATAGAATTGCAAGTCATATTCTTGTTTTACGTCATCGAATACTTCATGAGCATCCCACTCAATGTAGAAGTCATCTGTATCGGTCCATCCGAATGGAAGAGCAGCACGAGGAACATCAAATCCAAGTTTGTCGAGAACTTCACCAAAAGTCAACACACCTTTCTTCATCATACGATTTACAAGATATGTTTCGGCTTCCTTAATATAACTTTCGTTATAATCTGGGTCATCGGATACGTAGTTTGAAGAATATTTGAACCATTGTCCATAGAAATCGCCTTCATTAGGAACAATAGACTCAACTTCAACTTCTTTACCGTCTAGTTCGACAGTTTTGGTTTCCAAAGGAGCATCGATTTTCTTGAATGTAGCTTCGTCAAGAACTTCTTTAGCACGGAGACGGTAACGAGCATGTTCTTCGGTAACCATAGCAAGCGCAGCGGATACAGCTTTAAGACGGTTTGTTTGGATAGCAAATCCTAATACAATGGCAGCAGTAGACGCGGTAGCGACAGCAACTGGTACAGCTACGTCTTTAGCTACGTCTTTTACAACTTCGAAACGAGTGTATTCTTCACCAGCGGCATCCATAGCTTCATATTTAGCTTTTGTAGCTTCAAGCTTCTTACCAGATTTAACACCGGCGTATACAGAATAACCATAACCAGCAAGACCTACGCCAAGCAATACGAATGGTGCGTATTTCTTACCGAGGATTTTTGTGGTAACCATAGCAGATTTAGCGGTTGATTTGATAGTTTGCATGTTTGGCAACTTAGGTAGTTTCATTATTTTTCTCCTTTTGATTTAATTTTATATTTAAATTTTGATTGATTAGTGTTTACTTCGTCATACAAAAATGTATATGCCATAGCGCTTTCACTTGTGAATACCGAGTGTGCACCTACAGCCACATCCTTACGAACATAATCAATATGGTCAAATTCTAGAACCCAGTTTGGACCATCGCGATCGAGTTTAACGTTTTCGACGTCATGGAAAATCATAGGTTTTGTGCCGGGTACCTTAGGGTAAATACGAACTTTTAGCATAAATTCCTCCTATTTCTTATTAGTAAGCCAGATGATGGCAAGAATAATCCATCCAACAGGTGGTGTGCAAAGTAGTACAAGAGTTCCAAGTGATTTTTTCATTATTTTTCTCCTTTTATTTTATCAATAAACCATGACTTAACATTATCATTTTTAAATAATGTGTCTTGATTTTCTAATTCAGAACATAATTCATCGGCATTAATATCTTTTAAAGATGCGTATTGTAATAATACATTACTTAAATTATCAAGATCAAAAGGCTCAACTTTACCTTTGTACATTAAAGTGTGGAAATAAATTTCATTTGATACTGATATAATGCTCGAAATTACATTAGAATCCACATTGTTTACCATTTTAGTTTCCTCCAATAAATGATTTTAAGTTTTTGTTGAAAGTTTGTTTTCTTTCACGAATTAAAAGAATAGTCTTTTGAGCTTTAGTTTCGTGAGTGTATTCTGGTTTCTTCCTCCAGTAAATCTGATATCGTTTACCAAGTTTGTTCGAATTATAAGATTCCTCAGGTAACATATTTACACCTCAACAGGTTGTGGGAAGTTGATTTTAAATCCTCCTCCACGAGCGGCTACAATACGTGCTCCAGCGAGTCCTTGTCCACCAGCATTTATAGTCCAACCAAATGATTGGTCAGTAAATTTAGCCGGTTGGTCGGATAACTCATAGAAATCCCCAACAGTAACAATACCATACGCATCCAAATTAGCAAGCATGATATTGAATACTTCTTGCGCATCCTGACGTGTCTCGAAAATGATTTCTTCAACATAGTTCGATGTACGTCGATTACGTTTTGCATATGACTGAGTGTAGTCATTTCGATAAGCGTCCATACGTGTTACATTTGTCACACCACGACCCCAGTACCCCGAAGAATTTCTACGAGCATGAATATAGTCATTACCAAAAATAGCTCGCTGTACAGCAGTCATTGCCATATCCGCAAGCCCATTTTGTAGACTCGGAACAACAACTTCATAAAACATATGTGAGGACCATCCACGGAAGCCCTCCTCACCGAAGAACACATTTCCTATCCATTTAGCAACCCCGGCTTTTTTCACACGTCCTTTTGCAACTGGTTGTACGTGCTTGTCAAGGATCTCATTTGCCTCGTCTAATGGATTAATTTTTCGAGGTACTTTGTTGTAGTCTGTTTTTTGTTTTGTCATAGTTTCCTTCCTTCTATCTCTGCCATCCAAGTCGCATTAGATGGATTCATACGTTTTGTTACTCCATCGATGTAATATTGCTCACCTTTATATGACGCGACATCACGATAAACATTAATTTCTGTGGCCAAGTCAGCTAATAGTACATCTCGAGGTCCATCTAATGGAATATAGAACATACATGTTCCACAATTAATACTATCAACTTTCACAGCCCCATAGTCTTCTAAGCATAGTGCCATAATTTATTTAATCCCGTTTGTCATTGCTAGTATACCCCCATGAATATGTAAGAACTCCTGTCAAACACGTAGGAATCATTGTCGACAGTAATAAGTCCAAATGAAAAATGTAATACAATACTGCGTACAGTATTGTGTATATCACTAAAGATATACCAGAAATGACCAATAGCCCAATAAAAGCTTTCACCGGGTTTCCTCCTTTAAATATAGATAAAAAAGAATACCGAGAGTAATTCTCAGTATTCTAGTGAAACTTAGTCTTCAGGTAGTGTAAAATCACCTTCCAACACTTCGCCATTTTCCGATGTTTCAGAAGATTTCTTAACATGGTCGCCAATCACTTTAGCAGCAAACGCGCCAGCGGTAACAACACCAGTGATAATCAAGAGACGCTTAGCGACCGAGCGATAAGCAACAATAGTTTTTACAACTTTATCGCCAAAGCTCAGTTCGTTAGCAACTTGAGTTTGTGGTGTGTCCTCAGCTTGTGTCGCCAAGTCTTCAGTAACCTCGTTAAGTTCTTCCTTAACTTCTTCGATTTTTGAAACGTCTTCTGACATGATAATGTCCTCCTTTAATTTTAGTTTTGTTTCATTATAGGATATGTAATTTCTGCGTATTATCTACCATAATGAAGATCGCCGTTACTATCTTCATATTCAATCCAGTTGTCCATCATATCTGGGCCTTCTTGTAATTCTCGACCTGTAGGCATGCAGAACTCTTCATTTCCATTCAATGTAGTAAACACCTTTTGAAAAATACCATTTCTATCGATTTCCACAAAACGTGGATAAGTTACGTTACTCATAATTTTACCTCACAATCCTTGAATGCATTCATTTAGAGTCGCCGTCTCACTAACGGGATTTAGATTTTTCGACTCTCTAATGATATTAATTTGTCTGATACATTCTCTAAAACGAACCTTACGATATTTAACAAGATCAAACTCTGCCATATTAGCAGCAGGACGATAATGCGCAAACATTGATTCAAAATCGTAATATACCATATATAAACTTCTGTACAAATATTGTACATGCGTTTTTGGCGAATACGGTAGTTTACTCATCTGCATCATCCCTTCGTAAATGAATGAGATAATGTGTGTTTGGAATTTCAATTTCCAATTCCTTCTCACAATACTTGAATTGCTCTGCTAAGTGCATCATGTCATCATCTGACATAGTAATATGAATATGGTGTTTCATTATTTAAGATAATCCTTTCCCATAATTTTTCTAAGTTGTTCTAGAGTAGATTCTGTATTTACATAGTATCGCTCATAAATAGTGTCTACTATGTCAAAAAAATACATAAGTCTATCTTTATTCATATTGATATAATTCATATAAGGAGTAAAAGGCACTGTCTCGCCCATTATAGTCATTTTATCGTCGTAATAAAATCCTTCGGCTAAACTAATAACAAGTTCATCAACAAGACCTCTAGTTACTTTCCAAATATATAAATCACTATCAATTTTACCAACATTGTCGGATATCATAAGTAGCCAAAAGATATACTCACGATACTCCTCATCAAATTTAACCCTCGTCCAGCTTTCAATAAGACGATCTATATATAAATCTTCTATACGAAATATATCCTGTACAGGAAGATTACGTAAATTATCGACAACCGCATTATAAAAATCGTCTTTAGACAATATGAGGGTATATTGCCTTGTAGATCTCATCAGTTCAGCCCTCACTGTCTGTGTTATCATCTAACACTTTTTGGTAATATTTACCGAACTCTTGTTTGAGTTCTTGTGCACTCATATAAGCTCTGCGATTATCTGGATTTTTCTCGATTTTATCGACAGTTTCCTGAATAAGTTCGTAAAGCAGCTGATAGTTTTCATAGTTGATATCTTCAGCGCCAAATACCGTATTGTAGTATTTGGACTCCAGCAGTGTAATCAACATGTTTCCGATAATCTTACGAGCGATACGGAAGTAATACAAATCCATATCCAAGATTTGCATATCCGACGGAATAGTCATGATGAATTGGAAGTAATATTTGTACTCCTCATTTGCAGGAACAACCCCATTAGCGTCGGGTTCGGTCCAAGCAGAAATATATTTGTCAAGTTCAGCCTGAGGAATAAGTAGAAAATCATCTAATGGCATTGCGCGTACCATATCAATAACTGTCTGTTTGAATTCTGCCGATGTCTTGACAATTGGTCTGTAGTTAGTCATTGTTTCCTCCTTTATAAATTATCATATATACTCACAATAATAAATAAGTATATAAATACTACGAATAGCATTAAACAAATTCCTGCTAAGAATCCAAGAAAGCCGATAGTAACCGACAAATTAACGAGAAGCAATAGACAAGCGAATTCAATAAATAGGCAGATGAATGTTACCGCACACATCAATAGAAACTCTGTCAAATTGTAATCAATTAACTCTTTAATCTTCTTCATCAATTTCTCCTTCCGTAAAAGTTCTCAAAGAATCTTTTGAGCATGTCCATCTTAGAATCCAATTCATCGTTGCCATAACAATATAATGTGGTGAAATATAGATTCTTCTTATCACCAAATACAATAGGATCAATATCGATAATAAGGAAAGTATCCGGATACTCATCCACAGCTTCTAGAAAATATTTTGTTTCTAGAAGTTCAACATTATTTCGCATGATTCGATATTTTTTAATAGAATCTTTAATCAGTTTTAGATTGTCAGTTTCGATTCTTAAACCGAATGAGTTTTCATCATTTGGACTTATAAATCCAGTTACATTATACAATGGTGTTCCCATTTTATAATCCTTTCTTTAAATAATATTGGCTCACACATTTATACCTCCTCTAAAATACTTTCATTTTTATATTGCGCATACGATTCAACAAAATCTTTCCTTGTATGCAAATTTTCGTCTGTATATAGTTGTATATTGAATATATACGCATTAGATACTTCAATATATGTAATCGGAGAGACGTCAACAACAATATACTTCTGGGTGTCTAACCCATTTCCTGAAAGTTTTAAAAAATCACTTTGACCCAAAATTCGAATATCGTTCATCATATCGACATAAAAGTCATGAAAATACTCTGCAGCAGATGGATCTTGAGAACAATAGTTTAAAACTTTTTCTTTCTTATTTAACATCTTTCTACCTCATAAAAAAAAGAAAGGGATAAGTTAATCCCTTTATTTGAAAAATCGATTTGATATAATCGACCACATCTTGCTTGAAATTATATTGAATTGTTCAAAATTCAATACAGCAGCCAATCCTAGGATGTTCGTAAGAGCCTGGAACAATTGCTCAGGCTTAACCTTGTACTTTTGCTGCTCATTTTTCACAGCAATAAGTTTGGCAAGCTTGAGATTTAGATCCATGATCTCTGCGTTATCTTCGGACAGTGCCATCTGAATTTTGATTTCCTCAATCTTCATATCAAGACCGTCGAATAGTATCGCCATCATAATTTTTCTCATAATTATTTACCTTCCTTTCATTATAGCCAAGGGAATTCCTGCGGCGAGTGTAAACTACGTGTTGGCTCAAATCGAGCTGGTGGTAGTTTTGGTGGTTCTCTTAGAGGAATAAGCGTAACTTTAAAATCGGAAATTCCTGAATACATAGGTTCTTCAATATAAATAAATGATAAAATATAAGGTTTTCCAAGGAAATCTACGATCAGTATACTTTTCTTAGGTTTGATCCAATGTTTTGGGTGCATATAAGCCCAATAAAATTGCCAAAGTGTTGGGTTATTGACAAAATATAAGTTTACTTTGTCGAATTTTTTTGATTCTATGAACATCTCTGTAGTATAAGAATCAACAAGTACTGAATATACCTTAGAGTCGAATTTGATTATTAATCTTCCTATCATGATACCCCCTCAATACGGACAAACCGTTTTTAACATTAAATTTACGCCATCGTATTGTATTTTCTCAATAAAGAAACTTTCAACAAGTTTTCCGTTTAAAGAGATATATAAATCGGATGATCGAAGCATTCTAAATATTTTGTCAGAACATATGGTTATATCATTAATAAAATCTTGGTTATAACGAATACACACCGCTAATCTACTAACTTTACAATTGTTTAAATAATAGGGTCGCTCAGTTTCGTCGAAAAATAACGGATTAAGAAACGAATATACCTTACCATTAACCTTAACAATAACACGATCAATAGGTTCCATTAGTCATCACCAAACATTTCTCTTAATTCATCATTTTGATCCTTAAGAAACATAGATTCACCCAATTTCCCTTCTTCATTAATCGCTTCATTTAACGAGCGATTGTATTTAGTGTTACGACGCCCCATAAGTAAATATGCGATTGCCGTAGCTGTACCGGTTAGGAAAATACCGATAGCCCCGTTGATTTGCTCCTGAGTACGACCGTCCACTTGTCCACGGTAATATGCCTCCTGCATATCCTTGTCTGCGAATTCAACCTTCTCAATTTCAAATAACTTTTTAAACATTATAATACCTCACTAATTAATTCTTCAATAGCTTTCAGAGTTGCTTTAAGGTCTAAAACTTCCATAAATGTTAGTCTACGAGTATAATACCCATACCGAACTATAAGTTTCCATAATTCGGTCATACCCATAACAACTGGTCCAATTTTTAAAGCAGCATCCAAATCGCGTGCAGCATTGGCTTTGTCTTGCAAATATACAATCTTATCAATATCCTCACGTAATGTTTCGATACTACTTAAACATAACTTACGTGTTGATTTGTTGAAAAATAACCAAGTTAAAAACGTTGGTCTATTTTTAACTCGGTCATCATTAAGAATATAGTTCGTTTCTTGCATCGTCAAGCTCCTTAAATAATTCTTGAAGTTCTTGGTCATTATCCATTGTTTGATGGATTTCTTTAGCTGCTTTACCAGCAAGATATCGTGTGAAAACACCGACACCACAGACAACAAAACTAGCTAAGCTGAGGTAAACTGCTGATTTTACAATCTTTTCACCGGTATCATCGGCAGCAGCAACCATAGCCAAATCTTCCCCATAGTGCTCATCAACGTGTTTGATAACATTAAGTTCTTTTTCCAAAAAGTCTGTTTTAATTTCCAACATATTATTTACCTTCTTTCTTTTGTTTTAATGCAAGATATGCTCCGACGATAACGCCGGCAATAAGTCCGGATTTCCAACCTAGTTTGAGCGTTAGCTTTTTAACAGGTTTTACAGGAATTGGTTTGCGGTGGTAGATCATAGCGATTTGTTTGTACGTGTATTTCATAGTAAGTTCCTTTCTGAATTTTAAAAAAGAAGAGGATAATTAAATCCTCTATCTGAATAGTTTACCAACAAAGTTGAATAGTCCCGCGATAATGTTCACGAAGAGCATTCCAAACAATGCTTTAACAATGTCTAAGATAGTTTTCATTTTATCCTCCTTTTAAAAACCTTCATTACGAAGTTTAGTTAATACCTTCTGTACAGTAATTAGTCGTCGTTTATGGTATTCGCTATCTTCCGAAATATACCCTTGCTTTTCAAGCTTCTCTACATAAGCTTCTTCAAGCACGGCGTATAACGCAAGTGTACGAAATCCAATTTCTCTAATAATTCTTCTGAACATAAGTATGTCCTCCTATAATAAATATTCTTTCATTATAGGATATGTAAAAGCTGCGTATTAATAATCAATATCAACCATATAAAAGTTTGAATATTTGTTGTATTCTGTAACAAACTCCACAAGGTCTTGTTTTGTATGAATATCGATTTTAGTAAAATCTAGAATATGAACATCATCGTAACCATTAAATTTGGCAACAACCGCTTCTGACCTTGTTCCATCGAATACACTAAATATAACTGTATACCCATTATCCAATTCATATAGCCATGCCTTTACTATGTTAGGATAATTAAGAACCAAAATAGGATTTTTACGATTGACTTGAGTTGGTTTGGTGTGGAATTTGACTTTGTCATTATCTTTTGTTCTTTTATAGTCATTAACCGAATTTACACCATACACAGAGTTTTTCATTAACTTTGTAATATTATCTTTACTCATTTTTCTGCCTCACTTATCCATATTTGCAATTGCCTTTAAACGCTCATTTACTTTGTCAACATCTTTCATTAAATACATAATATCATTAACCATTTCTAATGCGAATTTTGTTTTAAAATAATCTCGCATATAATTAAGGTCCGATCGAATATCTTCACTTTCAAAAGTGAAAAAGTTATCGTATTGAGTAATCAATAACGTTGTAGCGGCTTTATCCACAGGATCTGTAAGTCTAGGATAATCTATAATAGCCGCCTTTATAGCAACTGATATGCTGATATCACCCTTATATTTAGATGCGATTTCCGGCGCTGTAATGAAATTAATTGGTGTAGTCATTTCTTTCCTCCTTTTTTATCACATAAAATAGACACAATATCTGCACACATGTATGCCGACACCAATAAAATAATAGCCATATTATATACCTCCTTTAATTTGGCTTAATCAAACCATCCATTATTGACTGACAATAAATGAGGCTTCCTCCTTAAATAATTATTATGAATGGCTTGACTAAAACAAAAAAAGAAAGGATCCTAAGATCCATCTTTATTTTTTACTAGTGAATAGTGCAACTGCTGTAACCACAGTACCTATGGCAAGTAGTCCTTCGATGGCTCCTTGGCCTGCTCCTTTAAGTAAACCTACAGCTAGGTTGTCCTTATCGGCATCATATTCCAATGGTGTCCCTTCGAAGTTAATAAGTCCCATAAATCCTTTGTTCATAGTTGTTTCCTCCTTTAGTTTCTTTCATTATACACTATGTAATTTCTGCGAAATTCGAAAAAAAAGAAGAGAGTGGAGTTGAACCACGTCGCCCCTCCTGAATAATCAGGATGCTCTCCCGCTGAGCTATCTTCTTCATTATATGGTATGTAATTTCTGCGAAATTTATAAATTTTTAAATAGCCAATTGGTATAAATCAATCTAAAATATCTTCTTACTCTGTAAATTAATGTATCTTTATACATCGTGTACAATAAATACCTTAAAGATCTTAGAGCTCTGGTCATTTTATAATCTTGTTGCTCAGATATCAAACTCTCATCAAGTTCATCTACATACGATATAATAAAATTAACACGTGCATGAACTTCGCGAACCATATAATGATCGGAATACATAATTAGATCATATACGAGACTCCATCTTTGTTTAAGTTTCTCTACGAATTTCTCATAGTACCCATTGTTTGTCATAAAATACCTCACTAAAAAAGAAAGGAGTATGTAACTCCTTCTACAAACCTAATTCAAACAATCCCAATGTGGTTATATAATTCACCAATTGCATGTATTGAAAGAACAACAATAATATTCCTCTTTTTGTAGGTTTATTTTTTAACTTCTTACAATTCTCAAACATTTTCTTTGCGCATTTCAATATCTTTTGATCAACCTTAGCACCCGCCTCAGTTGTACAATAGCATTTATTTAAATACACAATATCAAATGATAAATTGTATAAAATATCCAATAAAACTTCTTTGTTATCATTGCGTTCATTAACAATATTTACTTGCGGTGTATACTTACCAAAAATATGTTGATAATGGTCGTAGGATTTTACATATCCTTCCGCTTCTAATTCTTTAGGTGTTTTGTTTGATTCATTTAATTTCATTTTAACACCCTACTTTCATTATAGGACCTGTATTTCCTGCGGATAAATGAGTTTCCTATAGTCCCCCAAAGACTTATCACTAAAATACTTACCATTATTCTGAATATCCAACACCGGAATTTTATCATTCGCATCCAACAAATCCCCAACAGTATCAACATAAGCCTTCACATTTGCAAAGAAATTAGGAGCATCCTTACGTGTGATATATACAGTTTGCGCGGTATGTCCTTTCTTAGGTTTGGGATTATGTATCCGTATACCCGTGAAATAACTCTTGTCTGGGTCAATATAACCAGAGACAATGATTGGCGCATCGTTACAAACCAAGTTGAGATAAATATGGAATTCGTCGTTCTTTGGTTCGTAGTGAGCGTGGATGTATTTGAAAGATAGATTGATGACTTCCGGAATATACTTGGTTGACCCAAACCTTCGCTTTGATGTTGTTTTCTTTCTTTTCTTGCTAACAGGCATAGCAGACCTCCTTAAATGATTTCAAAAAAAAGAAGAAGGAATATTATTCCTTCAGTATCTATTTGATCAATTCAAATTGTTTAATGGCCGTTTCAACAGACAATTCCGCATTTTCTTGAGCAAATTCGACAGCAATAGTGTAATATTCCTCTTCATTCAATCCGAAAATATCGTACATTTTCTTATTAAGTTTATCCATCTTATTCCACAATTCTTCTGATAAATCGTCGTCATTATTAAACAATTCTAAACATGAAGTTAATTCTTTCAACAAGTCGTTCAATTGTTCTTTTGTAATAGCATCGACATTTTGTTTGTCCATAGCATATTCATAAGTTTTTTGAAATAATCCTGTTTCAAAAGAAATCTTCAATAATTTAATTGATAATAAAGCTTGATCTTCAGCAACTGTAATTCCTTTAAAATTTTTAAACATAATAGTTTACTCCTTTAATTTTCTTTCATTATACACCATGTAATTTCTGCGAAATTAAAAAAAGAAGACAAAGTCTTCTTGATACAATCTATTTAATCATTAGTTATTTCCTTATAGCTAAGCATAGCTCTGGCAATATCTTGATGTTTACAATAGAAATGTAACATAAAGTCTTTGTCATAAATTATTTTATTAACTGATGTAGCCATAATACTATAATAATTACATGCTGATTCTAATTCTGTAACATTAACAGTAAACATTTGTTCTTCTTCATTCCAGAATCTCGCGATGATATATTTGAATGTATCGAATGCTATATCGAAAGCTTGTCTAGCAAGAGTATCAGCGGATATATAATCCAAAGCTTCTTTAAACATAACTTCCATATAGTTATTACGAACACCCCAAACATACCAACGGTATCCTAGGTTATACAAATTTTTAATTTGTTCGTCATTAGTTTCGTGTAATTTAGTCATAATATTGACCCTCCTTTAGTTTTCTTTCATTATGAGGTATGTAAATTATACGAAAAAAGAAGGGATATGTAATCCCTCAGTGTTATTGTAGTGTTAGAAAGAATCTAATAATTTCCTCGGTTTCAGACTCCATTTCTTTTTGTCTGTTACTAATTCTATTTATTAAGTTCTTAACTTCTTCATCTTCAATCTCGCTGATTTTTACAAATCCTAACTTTTCATCATTTAAAATATTTTCCAACATTTCGTATGTTTTACGAGCTAAAGCAGATCTAATATAAAGTTCTTTTGCATCGATAGATTCTAAAATAGCTTCTAATTCGCGCTCCAATCTTTTGAGTAGATTCTTATAATATTCCACAATATACATATTGGCGTTTGAATTAACCAATGTGTAGTCTTGTCCAAGACTAATCATTTTACTCATTTCATTGTCGTCTAAATATAATGCTAATTTAATCATAGCAACTTGATTCGTATTAACTGCAAATTTTTGTTCGTGTGACATAGCGATGTCCTCCTATAATTAAAATTCTTTTCATTATAGGATTGGGAATTTCTGCGAAAAAAGAGGAGTATATGTAAATACTCCAAATTCTATTTATATCCCATAATTTCCCAATACACGTTTTTGGCAATCCAAACACCTGCCCAAAATACCAAACCAGTAGTAAGTGAAATTGATGTGACAATAGTTGCTTTATTTAATTTATTTAACATAAGCACTTCCTCCTTTTCATTATAGGACATGTAAAAGATGCGAATTTATGATAAAAATAACACCCGGGCAAATTTTTGGAAATTCAAAAAAAAGACGGAGCCGTGTAGACTCCGCGTTTCTATTTATTGATATAGTCTTTATAAGCTTTCTTGACTTTTTTATATTTATAATCCATACCAATTTCTGTTAATTCGACTTGACGATCATAAGCTTTGTCCCAACGTTCCAATTTAGGACCATCATAATGAGGACGAGGTTTATTAGTTATCTTATCTAGCTTGTCGTATTCTGCCAGATGTTCTTTCTTAACATGCCCTCGGTCATTAGGTCTGAATCTTCCAAAACGTTCGATATTAAGGTCATTAATTTCTTTTTTCATGGCCCTAAGTTTCTCGTATTCTGCTTTTTGACGTTGTAGAATTTCTTTAGACGGCGGAGTGAACGATTTCGTCTTTGCGCCAGTATGCCTTTGAACTGCATTCCATTCTACAGGATTATGTTTCTTTTGATAATTGTAGTCAAGAAGCAATCCTTTATGACTATTATAGTATTTATCGTTTTCTTTATCCATCCACGATTTAACACGCTTAGCCATTCTACGACCCCACTTCATTCCCTTTACACCGTGGTGTTTTATGATATCTTCTGATGAATTAATTGCTATATAATTCATATTAAATAACCCGTCCAGCATCTTTATAATTGCCTCCTGCATTCTTTTTGTTCATTTTATACTGGTATTTTAGCTTTTTACGAGCGGCCATATGCTGTTCTGAATTACGATTCTCTAAGCGAGAAATCTTATCTTTACTACCTTTCATGGTACCGATCTTGTCTTCTAGTTTAGAATATTTCTCATCAATAGATCTTTTAGCTGATTTATAATTCTTTTTAGCAGCAATTCGATCGTCTACGAATTTATTAACATAATCCAAACGACGATGCGTATTTACAACTTTACCTTTCAATAAAGTTTTAAAATCTGCTTTAGTTGTAAGAATTGGATGGCGATATGTGTTATACTTATTCCGAATAAAGGACTTAGCATATGCTTTGGTCTTTCTCATACCCCACTTCATACCCTTAGTCCCAAAATGCTCGATAACATCATCAAAGCTGTCTGTATGAATAATTTCGTTTTCTGAAATAATAATCATTTTACCCTCCTGGATAGTTAATATGTTTATTGAGTTCACTTAATACTTTCAAAGCGTTATAGTACTCTACCCTCAAAGTCGATAACTCTTTTAAGATAATAAGTAACACAATTAATAAAATGAGGTTCGTAATTAGTATCACAAACCCCATATAGTAAATCTTATAATCCTTATGCCTCAAAGGACTCTTCCTCGAAATTAATTCGAGCAATATCTTTTACAGCAGGATTAGGGAGGGAGACCTCTCCTGAATATCGACACACAATAACATTGGAAACGTCTTCGAATACATCCTCAACAAAGTGACGGACAATTTGTAGTTCGTTTGAGAAGAAGATTTCTCCTTCAGTATTCCCAACGATTCCAATGAACATACCATCATTTACAATCAAGACATCACCAAATTTACGTTCGTCAGTCACTACGCGGAAATCATTGTCTTCCAACCAAGCAACTACATCCTCAGCAATCTGAAACTCATTTTCTGGTTCAGTAAGTCCGCCGTATTTTGCAGCTATTTTGAATGCTTGCTCATCGGTTAGGTTGAGATTCTCTCCCATACGCACATCATACCATGCGATGATTTTTGATACATCTACTGTCATATGTTCTCCTTACTGTGCGTTATTCATACCGATATTGTCAGAAAGACGATAAGCAGCTCCGATACCATCAATTTCAAAGCGACCATTTTTAACAAAGTCGCGTACAGGTTCTCCATTGTATGTGAATGTCTTGTTGAATTGAACGAAGATTAGTTTTCCTTCGCCATTAACTTCCTTGTATTCAGGATCTTCAATCACAACAATATCACCTGGGTCGTATGTGGTCCCAACAGTCGCTTTAGGCATAAGTTCAGCCAATTTCTTATACACGACACCGTATACAATAGACCCTGACATAACTGTCTGCATAACCATTGCGTCAATGAAACTATCACGGCGTTGATCTTCAATCTTAGTTTGAGCAAGTGTGCTGTTAATAACTTCAACTTTTTTAGTTGTTTCGCGGAATTCGATTTCAGCAAAGTATTCGGCATGGAATACTTTCATACATTTTTCAATGTATTCTTTTTCCATTGATTGGTCAGTGATTTGATGAAGTCCAGGCAGATAGACTTGGATGATGTTGCTAGGTGTTTCAGTATACAACTCGAATAGTGTTTTAACTGGTTCGCCTTGGTTGTTGTAGATTGGGTAGTGTGTGCGTAGTTTAAATTGTGACATAGTTATTCTCCTTCAGTATTTTCTGATGTATTAGGCGTCAATTCATTAATTTGAATTTGATCTGCAGCTTTGTAGACATCCAATTCAGATTGCAATTGGACTACTTTTTCTTCAAGAGTTTCTTTTTCTACAAGTAATTCAGAGTTTTCAAGATGTTTGGAAGCTATCTCTAGAGATAGCTTCACGATAATCTTATTTAGTTTTTCGTTTTGTTCCATATAAACCTTTCTAAATAAAACCATTATTCCAGTCTGTTTGAGTTTCAGATTTTTCTAATGGAGCGTAATATATTGTATTTGTATCAGATCCATCGTTAACGTATAACCAAGCGTGAGAACCATACGCATTTGTGGAATTAGCGAATGTTATTAAGAATAGTCCACGAACACCGTATATGGCAGCTCCCGATCGATGTGATACTAATGGCGTATTCTTATACGCATTAGTCATAACGGGAACATAATCGGAACTAGAAGTTGCTCTACCCCAAAATCGTGTTGGTCCTGCATATCGGCCATTTGATTGAATTGTGATATTATCCGTTTGTCCACCAAGGTGATGTATAGATAATCGGTCATTATTAATAGTCATCCTGGTTCTATTTGCAATTGTTAGACCATTAGTAAATAACGAATCAAACATACCTGTTTTGGAAATAAGACTTCGGAATTGCCCTTCCAAACCAGTGATTTTACCAGCGTCGACAGATATAATTTTAGCCGAATTGATTGTGGCATCAGCAATATGGGCATTTTTGATAGACCCATCTCGTATATGGGCTTCGCCAATAACACCATTAGAGATACTTGTTTGACCAGTTATCTCGATATTCTTACCAGCAATTCTTACACCATTTGGGTTAGCTGAAATTTGAGTGACTAGGTCTCTCTCATTTTTTAAAATTTTAACAGAATAAGAGTTTGCCAGTTGTTGGACCGTTGTCGAGGATACACTACCTGACGGTTGATAGGCAGCTATTTTATCTCCTTTAACAAGCATCATTTCCTTAATCTCAAGTAAACCGCTACCATCCATTATGACACGGAATGGGTTTACAAATTCACCGGTATTAAACGTCATATCTTTACTAATTGCGATAGTCTTTTTGACATCTATCCACCCATTATATGGGTTATTGACTGTCGAATTAACATCGTAATTTCTAGGTATATAGAATAAGTTCTCTGCTGGAATATTATAAGCATATTTTATTTCTATAAGCGCGAGAGATTGATTTGGTGTATGGTAATATTTATGCATTCTAACTTTACATGTAAATGTCAGAACATCACCTTGGTTAAGTGACTTAATTGATAGCGGAAACATTAATCGATTAAATCTACTTATCGGTGCCCCTTTATCAACTTTAATAAAGAAAGATCTTTTACCGTATACTCCTCCAGATGGACTAAATTCGAACGGCGAATTTGTTGATGAACTATTAGTAACCCCAACCAAATCCTCAGTACCTAATATAAGGTTATTCGATGCTGACGATCCACTAGTGATCAAAGACTGTATCTCAGTACTAGACATAATCATTTGTGAAACTCTATTAGCTATACCATTTTGAGTTTCTCCCAAAGTCCTTTTGAAGAAATCAACAGACTCCTCTACTTTTTGGAATTTAACAGTTTGAGTCATATCCAAGTCTTGAGGGTTATCTTTAAAGTCATTTATAGAATTACCACGTTCAAGTTGAATTCTTCGGATATAGAAATTAACAAGAGTATTTGGAGTAGTAGTTATTCTGACTTTAACCATTTTATAGTCATGCCTTGGAGTAAGAACTGCCCCAATTCTATGAAACACTCTTTGAGTAGGTTTCATACCCATGAATTGAATATCTGATGGATAAAAATCTTTAACAATCCATTCATTTTTGTAAACTCCATTATCAACCCAAGTTCCAACTATTTCCATACGCATAATTATACCAGAGTTATTAATTTGATCAGTAGAAACATCTACAGATAAAGTTACTGGTTGTCCCTCATAGAAATTCTCATTAATAACTTGTTGTATATATGCATAATTATTTCCAGCATTTCCAAAATAATGGAATATACCTTTTTTACCGAAATTCGTAAGACCATGAGTACCATTATCATGATTCCAGCCTGGATATTTGATAACATCCCAGAATCTCATACTGATGTTTTCATTTGGTTGGATATTATATAGGAAATCACCATTTCGGATTAAGTTAACCCCAGTAGTATTATCCATCAAATCCTCAGCCGACGGAGACCAATCGCTAACCATATCACTATAATATAACGTACATTTAGATATTGTAAATGGCACATTATTAGACATATCCACTCTGAAACGAATTTGTGTTGCTTCATTCCACATTTTATCGGATAATGTAAAGTATGCGATCTTAAATACTTTATTTGTACCATTTATGTCTCTATCAGTTATATTTGGAAATCCTGGTACAATACCATTAGGGCCTCCGCAATATCCATTACTAGTATCATTATAAAACTCCGGAAATACTGATGCGTTAGTCACATTGGACTTAAATTGAACTTCGTACTGAATTATCAATCTGGCGCCTTGTGGTATGCCTAATTCTTTAGGTGTGGATCCATACATCAAAGGATATCCCCAAATTACATGATAATTATTAGAATTAAGAGTATAATTGTAGGATTCCCGTGGTTTAATAGTTCCACTTAAGTAATTACGACTACCATATTTCTTAGGAATTTCATTTTGGACACTACTAATAGTTTTCTTAACGCCAGTTATCTCCGTGGTAATGAGTGTTTGTGCGTCGGTTCGAGCACGAGTAAGAGTATCTGTGGCGGATTGAGTTATGGCCTGAGTTAATGAGTTTTTGGTTTGAGTGACAGCAGTTGTAACAACATTATTGACAGTGGCATTTAAAGTAGACGTTATACGTTGAGTGATACTATCATTGTTGATAGTAATTCTACTATCCGTATATTGTTTACCTTCAATTAACTTACCGTCAGAATACCTCTTAACCTCGTCTTTAGCAGAAGTTACTGCCAAATCAATTTTACCAGGTAGAAGATTTAATTCCGATTGCTGTTTAGCATATCGTTCATTGGTCTTGGTCAACTCAGAAACTTGCAATTCCAATTTAGACGCAGTTTGATCCAATTTGGTTTTTGTTTGTACCAAATCCGCAACTTGAGCAGTTAATTTACTATCCGTTTGATTAAGTTTTGAATTAGTCTGGTTTAGACCGTTATTCAATCCGCTAATCGTATTTTGTATAGTAGTTAAACTTTGACCACTAGTCCTCTTATACTCCGCGAACGACGCTTGAAAATCCAACTCATTCGGATGGTAATCAGACACAATAGTAGCTTCTTCAAGTTGAATACCTGCGATATAGACATGAATAGCGTCATTTACCAACGAACCAAATGCAACTCTGAATTTGATTGCTGTATTATTGGTTCTAAACTTAACCCAATGTCTGATTAAATCAGTATTTGACGTCCATCCTGAAGAATAATCAGAATCTCTTTCAGTAATATTAATACCTGCAGGGAAACTTAGATCAATCTTCTTAGTTCTTTCATTGGTCTTAGTATAAAACGAGAACACATAATCAGTGTTTGGCTTCAATACAGTCTTCAAATATTCAGCCGTATCACCGTAAATAACTTGGTAGCTATTATACATCGCTCGATGATTCAACTCGTAGTCATATACTTTAAACGGGGGTGTTTGTGCCATCACAGCGCCCTTATAATATGGTTCGGACATTGTCTGAGTGTTTCTCAGGATGTTTGTAGCGCCAACCTTAAGTTTACTGAACTTCTCACTAACCCCATTATCCAAAGCAGTGATTAACTTTTTAGTCTCATTGAGTGTTTGGGTACCAGAAGCAGTAATTTGAGATCTAAGACCACTGATATCATTGTTAAGTTGACGTTTGTCGTTAGCAAAAGTGTTTGAAAGTTGCTCTATTTTTGATTTGGCAACACCAATCTCTTGGGTTGTTGTTCTACCAATCTCAGCAACACTGTCTGTGACGTATTGGTGAGTAGCATTGATATCACCTTGTATAACCTCTATGTCAGTCTCAAACATGTCTAGCGATTCATGAATTTCGGACATGGCGGAGTCAATTTTATCCTCCAGTACCTCCCCAAAATCATGTGGCATCACCAAATTCCATTGAGTTCCGTCATATCGGTATAAGTCAGTTTCACCAGCACCGACATCTCTAAACCACAAGTCATTTTCTTTCAAGTTATCAACGGGAGGTTCGTCCGGTCCATAGAAGTTTCTATTCTTACCGTTTGCGCTAGTAAGGATAGTGTTGATAGAACCTTCGAAGTCGCCCATTGTTTCATTGATAGTTTTCTTTGTAAGATCTTTCCACTCAGCTCTTTGAGAATCTGCTAAAGTACTAGCTGTATTTCCATCAGAACTTGCAACGATCTTAACAGTACGTTCCTTAAGAACATCATATTCAATCTCAACGATTTGAACAGTCACATCGACATCAATTCTGGATAAGTACACATCCACGGTATCACACAATCGAACTGCTTCAAGAGATCTTAAGATGCTTTTCTCCCAAGATGTTGTGTCCTGAATAGGAATCATTGAAACTTCCATCTTGATATCTGGAACATCAACAGTAGGATTTTCATCAAAATATGTGGAAGCTTCCTCAGTAACCATACGAGAAGTAATAACAATTTTAGTGTCTTCTTTGATTTGTTGTTGACGAGCTAAACGTGCTTGTTTTTCTGCTTCTCGAGCAGCTTTACTTTGTTGTCGTTTCTGTTTACTTTGTTGTCGTTTCTGTTTCTGAGCTTGGAAGTTAGCATCACGTTGAGCTTCTCTTTGTTGCCATTCTGATTCTCGTTGAGCAGCAGATTTCTTAGACCCTCTGTTAGCATGAGCAGATGCACGTTTTTGCTTATTAGCATAATAATTACGTTCACGTTCTTCTTCACGCTGTTGTTCAAGATGTTCTCTTTGAGACTGTTCTTGAGCTCTTTTAGATGAGTCTGCAGATCTGTTATTTTCTCGCTCAGCAGCCAATCGAGTTTTCCTATCAGATTTCATCTTTTGTTTATAGTCATTAAACTTATTACTGATATCGATAGGGACGATGCGTTTGATATCATAATCGTCATAGTGGTCTGACTTTATAATATCTCCGTAAATGGTTTGTTCTTTTTGGTTCTCCCCTTCAGGAGTATACCTAGCATAAGGTAAAATACGAGTGAATTTACCATGCATACTCGTCTTAAGTTGAATATTTTTCATATTCTTTCTAGGACGAATTGTAGTAATGTGTTCTCGACCACGACCTCTATAAATAAACAATTCTTTATCAGTTCTTTTAACTTCTCCACCAAAAGTACTCACAAGAGAATCGTCAGATCCCATAATAAGATTTAAAGCATTTATAAGTTTATCATTATTAAATGATGATCTAGATCCAAGGTCGGAATTGAATCTAATATTTATAGGGTCAATAGCATTTTGGACAATAATTGGCCATATCTCATTTAAGGATAGGGTACCAACTGTAAATGGTCGTATAAGAGTAGCTGAAAGATCATCAGATATCTTCGATACAGCCTTGACTTCAATAGTGTTGTTGTCAACACTTACTTTTGTCTCATATATACGGAATATATGAGTATCATCTTCGTCATTTGGCTTAGCACGAATATATCTGTTCTTTTCAAGGTCGCTTGCATAATCACCCTGAATTGGATATTTCATTTCTAACTCGAATAAACCATTTCTTTGTTCTTTTACGATACATTCAACAGCATCATAAAGAATTCCTAGACCATTTGAAACAAAATTTCTTTCATTTTGGTCATATAGAATAGGTCTCATACAAGCACCCTCCAATTAGGATTTATTGAAATAGGTTTGGTAAAAGCCGTATTATTAGGCGGAATAGTTATTGTTAAACGATTTCCAGCATTATTTCCCGGTTGAAGTTCGAAAAAATCTTTACCAATAGTACGGTCGTTTAAGTTACGAATGGTGTTTCCAGATTTTGTGAATGTGGAATATGTTGGAGAATCGATATAAACAGTCTCGTTGTTTAGAGATCGTAATCCAATTCTAGTTGTACCGAAAGTTATGTCAATATCACCTTTAACTCCTGTAAAAAATACTGTTGGTTTAGCAGTATAAAATGTAGGATTATTTAGAGTTTGACCATTGGTAACCTGTAGCACACGATTAGACGTTAAGTATTTATATGGTTGACATTTAATCTTTACAGTAAAACTAATACATCCGTCGTAATAATATTTATTCTCATACACAATATCTAATGCTATGATATGATATTCATGACCTTCATCAAAATATGGGATAAAAGATAACCAATCGCCTTTACCTTGATTAAAGAAGTTGAATATCTTATTGCGTGCATTTGACAATTCATCGAAATTATCACCATGACGACTACCATCATAAAAACATTTCAATTCGAATTCTGTTGGTTCATATCCATCGTCATCATAAACTAGTTCTCCCTCAAAAGATAAGGGTGCCAAAAATGACACCCGTCTTTTAGGTGAGGGGATGTTAGGACGATCTTCAATAAACACACGAATAGTTTCCGAATTTACATTATTTAAAGTAAAACATCCTGCTTTCATATGTTAAAAATATACCTCCTCGCCTTTTCCTCGACGATTTTGATCGTCCATATCTTTAATTTTCTGTTGAATTTCCTTAGCCAATTCATTTGGATCGACTGGTTTACCATTGTTATCAACTTTAACATTAACACTATATTCTCTAGTAGAATTGTCGTTGTTAATGGTTGTGTTTTGATTTGTTTGTGGTGCTCCTGAGTAATATGGTTTAGGAAGACTGCGTCCCAATTGACCCATATCAACATCGTAACCATCAGGAGTAAACTTATCAAGCTTGCTTGTATCAATGACAGGAGTAATCTTAGGAGAGTATTCCATGTCATCTACCGCAATATCCAGCATGTCGCCAATAGTATTAGCAGCAGATGCAACAGAGTCGTAAAGAATTTTGCTATGATCAACAACATTATCCGTGACTTTCTCAAATCCAGATTTGAATGATTTACTCATTTGTTTGATTGTTGATGGCATTTCATTGTCAATACCCATAGCAACCCCTTGCGGGATAAACTTACCGACTTCTTTTGCGAACATCCGTGATGGCGAATGAATATCCGCAGCAGCACGAGCAGCTTCTCTAGCTTTAGCAATAATTCTATTAGCGGCAGACTCAATTTCCCACATATTTGAATACATACCAGAAGCGATACCAGCGGAAATATAGTAACCTACATTATAACCAGCACTTTGAGCAGATCCACTGTATGAACTTATAGTACTTACAATAGAACTCATTCCAGAAGATACTTGTGATCTAGACGAACTCATACCTGATGCAAATTGACTAGACAAATTAGAAATCATACTTGACACAATTGATTGAGTGGTTGAACTCATTAATGTGAATGATGAATTGATCATAGTCACACTAACCGATACGGTTTGAGATACTCTAGCAAATCCTTGAGCCATATTTGATGAAACCGAATTTATGCTAGCTTGAATAGATGCGGCAATTGACGTAAACGCTGCGGATGTCTGTGTCGCTACCGACGACATAGATGCAGAAATAGACGCCACAACACTAACCATTCCAGTTTCAACTGAAGATTGAACTACGAGCATAGACTGAGTTACAGCAGCACTAACTTGTAGAAATCCTGTAGTAACACTCAATGCTAATAACATCATACTTTGATCCATAGTAGAAATAATCAAAGTCATACCCATACTTACAGCAGTCTGCATTTGGATCATTCCATTAGTCGTTGCCAGAGTTAACTGATCGAAACCAGTGGATGAATTAGTTAATGCAGTAAAGAAATCTGTTAGGATAGTTTGACTATCTAGGATAGACTGATTAAATGTCTCAATAGATGGGATCAAAGTTGTGAAACTAACCATTAGGAAATTGACGCCATTTTGAAGTCCGGTGAATCCAACGCCAAGCTGATCAACAGAGACCTGTAGAAGTTGGAATTGGACCGTAATCAATTGGAATGATGTGATAACAGTCACCATTGTGCTTGACAATGTGGTGATTGGTGTTGTCAAATTGTTAAATGACGTAGATACTGTATCTACTGTTGTGGAAATTGTAGACATTGTGGTAGATAATGTCTCGAATGATGTGCTTAATGTAGGCACACTTCCGGACAATATTCCAACAGTCATAGATATGGTCATAAATGCTGAAGAAACTGCATTTATAGCACCTGCAGCAGCTCCTAAATTAGTACATGCTGTAGCAAGATTTTCAATATCTGTAGTAAATCCTTGCAGGTTACCAGCATAAGCGGCAGCTCCTAATTTAGCTACTTCAACAGATAATGAACCAAGACCAGATGCAGCAGAAGCTCCGTATTCACCAACAAGTTTGACACCTTCGCCAAATAGTTTGAATCCTTCACCGAAAGATCTAGCAGCATCTCCGACTGCTCGGATAATATCTGCAACCCCTTCAAGAGCGGATTTGATACCTTTACCGATAGACTCAAATACCTGTCCTACACCTTCGAGAGCAGATTTAACAGCATTACCAAATGACTCGACAACGGTACCAACACCTTCTAGAGCGGATTTAACACCTTCTCCAAATGATACAAATACTTCGCCTAAACCAGATAGAATGCTATTTATAGCCTCTCCAGTAGCTCGGATTGCGTTTGCAAGACCATCAATAATATTAACAATACCGGTTACAACAGTATCTATGATATCTGCAAGTATCTGGAATACCGATACTATGCCATTAACAATAACTTGAATGGTTTGACCAACGGCTATGATAGCATCAGCGATTGATCTTATAATATCTGCTATTGCATTGACAGTTGCAATAATAGCATCTGCGAGAGCTGATACTACAGAAGCAATGCTTTCGAATAATACTTTAAGACCCTCGACTAATGGAGTAAATACAGGCTCAATAGCGCTCGCCAAATCCGATAAGAATTGTGTAATCATCTCTCCAACTGGTGTGAGAATCTCAACAATCTTTTCTAATAGTGGACCTAAAAGACCACCTATTACAGTTAATAGAATATCTCCGATAACTTTAAATAAGTTTTCAAGAGCTGGAATTAGTCTATCACGTACTCCGATTAACGCATTTCCTAAACTTTCAACAAATTTAGTTGCTACTTCAACTGCCGTTTGGACTAAAATATCCATATTCTCGACAATACCTTTAGCCAATTCCACTAACATTTGAACTGATGCGTTAATTAGTTCTGGTGCATTTTCAGTTATACCTTTAATTATACCAATAACTAATTTAAACCCAGCGTCGATGAAATAAGGAATTAATTCTACGATACCACCTATTGCTGCTTTTATAGTTTCGACAAAGGCCTTAACTAAAATAGGAGCAGACTCAGCTATAGCTTGAGCAAATACCACAAATCCTTGAACAACCGTGTTAAGAGCTTGTGGAGCTATTGCGGCTAGCTCTTTTATTGCTGTGACAAATGCTAAGAATCCAAGACCTGCTATTAGAACGGACGAGGCCGCCATAATAGATGATATACCGAACGTTATAAGTGTTTTGGATAATATCATTAAACCAGGAGCTACCACCTGCGCTAAAGCTCCGGCGGCTAGTAGAACTGTTAAGTTTCCGGCTAATGCTACCAAAGCAACACCAACGGCCACTATATTAAGGGTTGATAATAACATAATAGGAACAGCAAGAAGATTTAGAGCTACTGCCATACCCATTAATTGTAACATACCGCCAGTTGAACCAACTTTATTGACAATAGCCATAGCGGCAACCATAGCAGCAAGAACACCAATAATGGCTCCTGTAGCAGCAAGAATACCTTGCCATGGTTGTGCGGCGACGTTAGATAATGCAGAACCTACAGCATAAAGAACTGGAGCAAATACTGCAATACCACCTAGAGTTGTTACATCGGGGTGGATGTGGTCGATTATAGCCGTCATAGCTGTTAGAGCGCCAAGAACTAGAACGATTCCTCCGAGCCCGACTAGCATTTGTTTCCAGTCAAGTTTTCCTATTTGGTCCATAGATGCACCAATAGCAAGTAATACTTCGGCAAATGAACTAAATAATACTTTAAGTTGTCCAACTTCAACAAAGTTTTTGACAGAGCCATTGATTATCTTCGCAGTATAAGCCATGGCGATGAATACTGCAGAAATACCTGCAGTAGCAGCTAGTAAACTACCCCATGGTTTATCAGCTAATTTCGTTAAATTGTCTGCAACAGCTGTCATCATTGCGGTTAAAATAACCATTGACAAAGCCGCTCCAGCATTAAATTTAATTTTCTTCATTAAGGCGGCAACGCCCACTAAAGAAAATAGCATAACTTCAACAGCAGCAATACTTTTAACAATCTGTTCAATCGAAAGTTGTGTAATAGGTTCTATAGATTTCGTTATGGCATATATAGCCAAACCAAACGCAACAAGAACCATAGCGGATGACATATTTACTTTGGCTTTCTTCATTAAATGGGAAACGCCGACCATTGATAACAACAGAGCTTCGACACCGGCCATGCCTAGAAGTAGCATATCCCATTCCATAGTTCCTAAGTCAATAACTGATTGCGATAATAACCAAATAGATGCACCAAATGCTATCAATCCAGCCATAGCACTCTTATCAATCTTAACTTTTTTCATAAGTCGACTAGCAACTGCTAAGGATTCCATAAGAGTGACAACGGAAGCCGTAGCAGCAAGGATACTATCCCAGCTTAATGCGGCGATTTTGATTAGTGATGATGTAAGTATACGAATCGATATAGCAAAGACTATCAGATTAGCCAATGCGCTCTTAGTAACGTGTACCTTACTCATCGCTCGAGATGCTATCGCTAATGACGCCATAAGAGTAACCACAGATCCAACGGCCGCTATGAGTTGAGGCCATTCTATCTTGGCCAATGCTTTAACAGACCATACCAACGTTCTTATAGACAAAGCAAATACCATAAGTTCTGCAATAGCACTTTTATTGATATGTACTTTATCCAAACTCTTGGTTGCTTTAACCAGACCATAGATCAATACTCCCACAGCAGGCAATGCCATTGCCAATTTCTCGGGTTCTAACTTAGCAATTGCTCGTATTGACCATACTAAAAGTCTTACGGCTAAAGCAATACCCATTAATTGCATTATTTTCGCTTCGGATCCTTCTAGCTTATCTATATATTTCAAAGCTCGAACAAGGCCATAAATAGCAGCATAAGTTCCAGCAATTGCTTCCATCAACTTATCGCTAGGAATCTCCGCCATTTTAACCATGGCACTTGCCAATACTCGGATAGCAAATGCGATACCGATTAATTGCATTGATGCACCTTTAGGAATCTCAGTCACACTCATTACACGAATGAGTTTTAGAAGTATTCCGAGAGCAGCTCCTAGACCAAGCATACCTTTAGAAAGGTCTTTCATTTCAATTTTCGATAATCTATCGATAGATAACGCTAAGATACCTAATGCGGCGGCTATCATTACTAAAGAACCTATTTTGATACTTTGCGTAAATGAGTTGATAGTTCCTTGTAGAGATGTGAATACACCTTTAACTTCATCAACAACGCTTTTACCAGAATCCTTAGAATCACCAAACATGCCTTTGAATTTCTCAACAAGCATATCAATGATAGTTCCTTTGGAGTTCTTGAATTTAAGCCATTTATCAAAAGCAAATAAACCTATAAGAGCTTTAATAATACTTGCAATATCAAATGATACGAAAGCATCTTTAAGTCCATCATATCCAGTTTTAAATCCTTCAACAATAGCAGACCAAGCTTGAGAAATACCATCTCCGATTTTAGATAGAACGGAGGATAATTTAGCACCGGCTTTACTAAATAGATTAGAAGCTCCAGAAAATATAGCTTCGGCGTGTCCAAATGGATTTGCTAAAGATTTTAATTTGGAGAATAGGAAACTGAAAGCGGCACCTATTGAACTAGATACTTTTCCAAGCATACTTCCTATTTGTTCAAATTTATTTGATGAAAGAACAAACTTTTCAATAGCTTTGACAAAAGTAAGAATTTTTCCGGTAACATCGGATAATGTCGTAGCAAAAGTTACTAAACCTTTACTATCGCCAAATTTAGAAAATCCGCGGAATATATCTTTTATAATAAATACTGCGATACGACCAACAGTAACAATGATATTAAATACGTTTGATAGAGTTTTACCTAAATGATAAAATACTAAATATGCGTTTGTACTAGAACGTATAGACTCCATAAAACGAGCAATAGAATCTGCAGCAGTTCTAATAGGTAACAATATACTTCCTGAAGCATTGCCCACGGCTTTAATCCCTTTAAAAACCGTTGATAAAGCAAATCCAAGAGTTACAAAGGTTTGACCCACCATTTTTCCGATACTATTTATAGTATTGAAAAGTAAAGTGTTATTTTTCAAACCTGTTGTGAAATTCTCAAGGGCTTTTGTTATATTGTAAAATGTCTTAGCGGATTGTTTGTAGTCACCAATAACGGAACGGAATCCTTCACGGAATTGGGTCATGGCCTTGAATACAATTTCAAAACTGTTTTTAATAGAATTGAAAAACGATTCTTGACCGCCCATATCCTTCCATGTTTTAAGCATGGCGTTTCGATAATTACCAAGACTACGTTCCATACCAAGAACTTCATCCCAGTATTTACCTTGATCATCGCTAATAAATGGATTGACAATATCGCCAATGCTCGTCCACATTTCTTTGGCTTCTTCAAATCCACCTAGGAAATATTCCCATGTAGTGGCCCATCCAGAACCGATTGCTTCCTGAACAGTATCAACCAATTGACCAAAGGATTTAACTTTGGTCGCGGCATCAAGCATTGACTCGTCTTCGGAGAACTCACGCAAAGTTTCCAGCAAGACTTCAGAAGTTAACCACCCATCTTGTAGAGACTCACGAAATGACTTAGTCATATTACGAGCTTTACCGAGTTTCTCAGCAGTTTGAGTCAATCTATCTTGAAATAGTTTACCACCCATACCGGCGTTAACTACTGAGTTCCAGTCCTGTAGACCAACCTTACCGGCGGCTAAAGCTTGGGACAATTGATACATTGCTGTAGATGCTTGTTGGGTGTTTGAACCAGAAGCCGCAGCCAAGTTAGAAATACCTTTAATGGCTGTTGCTGATTTATCCAAACTTACACCGGCCGCAGTAAACGTACCAATGTTTCGTGTCATGTCTGCAAATGAATAAATGGTCTTATCTGCATAGTCATTCAAAGTTTCCAATGCCCCAGAAACTTTACGCATACGTGTTGAAGAATCTGGAATTTCCCATTCGGTATTGGTCATGATTGTTTGGATAGATCCAAGTTTATTCTTATACTCTTCCAAACCATCGCCATAACCTCTAAAGAACTGTCCTGTGAAAGACATGGCTTTTTGCATCATTCCACCTAGGACATTACCTAAAGCGATATCCATAACAGACAATGAATTCTGTACAGAAGATGCGGCATTAGCGAATGCGTTTGATAGAGGACTCGCATCGAATCCTCCAATCTTAGAATTTAACCCATCAATAGACTTAATCGAGTTGGGAAAGCCTTCGTGGTTATCTGCCTTTTGGAAAATACCCTTCAGACGGGATAGAATTGATGATGTGTTAGCAGTCTTGCTAGCAATATCAGTATTCATTCTATCGATAGACCGTCCACCACCAGACATATCAATGTCTTGAGTGCTTCGAGAGAAAATTCCTCTAAGGCGAGATAGTAATCCCTCAGATTTTTGTGTCGATTTTGAAATTGTGTCATTCATGGTCGACATATCTGAGGCTATGTTTTTCGTAGCGTCCTTACCATTGACTTTGGCAAAAGCTTCTTTCAATCTATTGATTGCGGCGATTGCTTCATCAGCATTCTTAGAGAATCCTTTATTGTCCAGGGTGACTTTGGCTACTTTTTCGTCTACGTATCCTGCCATAGTTTACCTTTCTTATTTCTTCATAAGTTTCTTAACTCTTTCCAAAGCTTCCGTATCAATTTTGTCAATTGCTTTAGAATTTTTATTAACTTGGGATTGAGCTTTAGCGAAATTTTCAGCAATCTTACCTAGTTTGCCTTTAGTAGTTCCGATAGACTCCATTTTACGTCGACCTAGAATTCCAGGTTTCTTTTGAGCAATAGAGAGAATATTATCGGCGTAGTCGCTGGCGGCTTTTTGTTTTGCAGCTTTCTTAGCAGCATCTCTAAGTAGAGCTTCATCCATTCGTCTAGTAAATCGTTCGGTATCTTTTCTATGAACTTCTTTTACCTTATCGGCAAGATGTTTTCCTGCAGATTTAAGTTTGCCGAATTTATCTTTTTTGACTATGGAATTAGACTCTCGTATGTTATTCATTTTCTTAAGACCACGAGCAATCTCTTTAGCCCGACGTTGGTCAATTATATAGTTCATACCTTTATAACCCATATAAGCGCCTAAAGCAACCCCGCCGACTAAAGCAGCACGTTTTAAATACTTTTCAGTTTTTAGACGTTTTTCTGCTTTTGAAGCGGCAGTATGAGGATCGTAACCTTTGTTCATATATCTATTAATTAGATGTTCCCTACGATTGCGATGACCCCATCTCATACCTTTAATTCCAAAATGCTTTATAACATCTTTGGAAGATTGAATCGAAATATAATCCATAATAGTCCTTTCTATTTAAAATAATCTTCAAGTACCTTATCGATAGTTTTTTTATAAACAGAATTAATAGAGGAGTCGATATATGGTCTTGGTGGAACATACCCTCCTGTACCGGTACCGTGGCCATAGTGAATAAGCATAGCAACATTAACTCCGTTATTTAAATTTGTATTATAGATTTCTAGATTTTGACCTTGAGCTGTAGGGATAACTCGATACCCCCAGGAGTTTGCCGTCTTTCCAGAATTTTTAGGAGTGGCATCTCTCAAAGCATTAACAATAGCTTTTCCCAAAACATCCATATTTGTAGTTCTAGGTCTTTTTAAAAACTTTTCTAAATGTCCAAAATCTCCAGAAACGGTTATGTTCATTGATTATACCTTCTTCTCTTGTTGTTTCTTCATCCATTCTTCTTGCTTTCTTCTGTTTTCAAGAACAACTCGACGATGCTCTTCCATAGCTTCCGCTTTTGACATTTTTTTCGGAGGTTCTTGAAGCGAGCCAACACAATTCAGAAGCATTATCAGTTTGTTTAAATTTCTATCCTCCCAAGAGAAAGGGATATGATTTAAAGCCATGTATCCATAAATTATTTCAGACGTGAAAATTTTTTTTCTAGAATATCCAGTCCCAGAATTTCTACTTTTTGGAAGTACCGTTGCGGATGGAGTATGTTTGAGATACCTTAAAATTTCTTCCATATTTTCTTGGGATAACATTCCTATGTCTAAATCTTCATCGCAGATGATTTGTATAAAATCCAATAATTCTTCTTTTTTTATATTATCATCATTATCTATGAATCTTTTTTCGTATTTACTTTCCCATTTGTCCAAATTTTTAAGGGTGTATTTAAAAGTCACCTCTTTACCCGGATTGGAAATAAATTCTTCTTTGACCTCATCCCAATATTCAGCATCATCCAAACGAATAGTTAAGAATTCTTGTCCCATTTCACACCTCAAAAAATTTAAAAATAAGGAGGATATGTAGAATACATATCCTCACCTATTTTACTGAACAGCGTTCGCAGCTTTATTAATGCCACGAATATGCGCGGTGATACCAACGATAAATGATTCAAGGACCTTACGAGTTTCGTCATGGAAATCTTCAATCAATGCTTCATAAGCAAGAGATTGTTTGAATTCTTCTCGAATAGTTTCATTCTTAATAAAGCGTTTACCGTCTTCAGAGCGTAGACCATAAGCACTTAGAACGATATCGTTAAGGATTTCATAAACCTTTTCGATATCTTTATCTTCGACAAGTTTATCGATGTAAGCAGCCATATCTTCTTTACCATATCGAGATTGTAAAGCAATTAGCTCCATACGGTTGAGATTGAAATATAGCGTTTCTACCTGAGTAGCTCCATCGAAATCTTCGTATTGTACTTTTTGTTTAAGCATTAGTGAATACCTCCTTATTAATTATGACAATAGCTCTTTAACTTTGTCTGGAAGCGGCAAGTAAGCTTGTTCGGTTTCAGTACCGTACAAAGCATCTTCCAACTTCTTAAGCTTAGTTGGTTCCACTTCAGTTGAAACGATTGTAAGAACAGATACTGGTTTTTGTCCTGCCATTTTAGCCGGAGTTGATTTAACTGACCAGCTTGGATTTTGTGGTTCTGGTGATTCATTTACAGTACTGTAAGCACGTTCAGATGGCGCAGCTTTACAACCGTACCATAGGTGAAGTTTGTAACCAAAGTTTTCACCCTTAACGTCGTTACCCAAAATTGATTTGAATGCGAATCCAAATGGTTTGCGGGCTTGTCCGTGGGCACGAAGACCTTTAACAGGTTCTGCCATACCGTCACATTTATCAAATTCTTTTGGTGAACTGAATGCTTCGATTGTTCCTTCAAATTTCTCAGGTCCAGTGATTGAGAAGTACAGCATGTTGTCAGCGTAGTGTTCACTAGCTTCCGCACCAGTAGGCGATTCGTTAGCTGCTGTAATACCGTTCCAAGCAATACCTTTAGGATAGTTACCTGTTTCATCTTGAGGATAGAGAACAGCTTCGGCCACACCGGTTTCATAAAAACGTTTTCCGATTTCGTCAAATACGAGTTTTGCCATTAGGCTTTACCTCCAGTTGTAATTTCTAAGATAGTATGGTTCATGTTTTCAACAATGAACTCATGTTGATATCGACAATGGGGATTGTCCAATAAAATATCGATTATCGGAGAATCCACACGTTTGTCAATAATTGTTATTTGATAAGTTTCATGAGAATAATATCTTACATTATCAGCATGTCGCTTATGGATACCATGTCGTCTATAGAGAATACATGGGTATGTTAATTTGCTACTTGCATTTGGATTGTAGATGATTTTATAAGGTTCTCCAAGACCATCAACTGCCTTCTGTAGCAAGTCCTGGATATGCATTCGCTTGCTCATTATATAATCCTCCTAAATCCAAAATAATCCGTGGAGATTTGATAGCATAACGCTCAACCTTCCACTTCTGACCCATGAAAGTAACATATAACAAATTTGTGATGTGAGTCATTAAGAATGGATGGGCAACGATTGAAAGACGATTGGTGATTTGAACATTGTCTATTGTGGATTTGCTGTTATTTTGATTACGAAACGTAGTGTCGTTAATCAAATCACCTTTGATAGGTTTAACAACAAGCTTTGGTTCATAGACGCCAGGTTCTACTTCAACATCCTCCAATCGAAAACCTGCATTACCCGAATACTTCATTCTTAACCTCCAGGAACTCCTGCACGTGCAGCTGGAGCGCCAGCAGCTTGTGATTGAACATCAGCTTGGTGTGCTTTTGGAGCAACAGATTCATCCGGAGTAAAGTATACAGCGGCTTTAGCACGAACAAGGGCACCAGACAAGCGAGTTTCGATAAGGTATTTATGTTTGTTGAAGTCGATGTCAAAGTCTTCGAAGCTGTTAACTTCTCCACCTTTGTTAGTACCGATTTGGTAGTCAGCAAGGTTAACCATGATCATTTCTTGTTCTTTGATAAAGTTACTTTCAACGATATCAGCAACACCCATCAATGATGCTAGATATTCTTTTGTAGCAGGTTGTTGACCACCGAATACCCAGTTACCATTCTTGTTGCGCAAGAAGCGAAGTTTAGTAAGGAACAATGGGTTCACATACAATGTAGGTGTTCCAGAACCAAGCATCTTGGTCTTTTGTTCAGCAACAATTTCAAATACGTCCAACATAGCGTTTGGATTGTATTTCGCCTTGATTGTGTAGAAGTCTTCGTCCTTAGAAATAGGACGAATTTTATCTTCTTTTATTTTGTCGTCAGAACCTGTTTCGCGACCGTCAGAAACCATGATTGCTTGCGCAATTTCATCATTGAGTTTGATACGCATTTCTTGACGGAAGAAAGCAGCTACATCCAATTGTTGATTGATGTCGATAAGGTCATCACGGTCAATTGATTGTTTTTTATAGATTGTTTGCGGGTCGGTTTTACGAGAAAGGAATCCAATGATTTGTTCTTTCTTTTCTTTACCCTTGATATAACCTTTGGCACGAAGTTGTTCATCAGAAAGGTTTGTAAGGTCAGTCATAAGAGACTTAACGAAAGCAGTTGGTACTTTTGTAACTTTGCTAAGGATATGTTCAGTAGCAGTGTTTGGTGAGTAAAGTACTTGAATACCGCCTTGCAAAGCATGATCTGGGAACAACAAGTCAAGGTTGTTCATTGAGTGCTGCAAAGTATCACCGTCTTGAATTTCAGACAATACTTGACTAACTCGACGGCCAGATTTCTTAGCGTCTTCTAAAGCACTCTCAAGTGAGTGACGGATTTCATCAGTGTTGTTAGCAACGTTTTGGAATGCGTTGTAGTGCATTGTGTTTCCTCCTAGTGCAGATTGTTGAATTTCTTCTTCATCATCGTCTCCTTCGGCAAGATCTTGAAGAATTTCACGTACTTCAGTATCGACAGCGGCATCGAATTTTTCAGCCACTTCATTTTCGAAGTTTTCCAAAGCGGAATCGGTAGATGCTTCAACGAGAATTGCTACAGCTTCTTGTTGGTCTGGATTTAGTGTTGCCAAGACTCCATCAACGATATTGGTAGCTTCTCCTTCGTCAGCGTGTTGAATACGGTCAAACAAACTAATACGTTCTTGACCTACCAATACATCGTCCGCTGAGTGAATGATTTGATCACTTTCCATGATAATAGTTTCTCCTTCTTCGGGATTTTGTGAGTGTTGTAGAACTTCGGTAATAACCGCTCCCGGATTTGCTCCGGCTACAACAAGAGATACTTCATAGATATTTCCATGAATAACGTCATTACTTGGGGTTCGTTTAATACGATTTGCCCCAATAGACATGTGCCAGATGTCGCCATGGTTAACAAGTTCTTTTGCTTGTTGCGCCATTTCGGTTTTATTAAAGAACCCTTGTCCATAGACACCATCATTAGCATTATGCAACAATACGTGACCGATAATATTCTCCGGCGTACTATGGTCATGAGACCATACCAGAGGAACTTTCTGTCCATCGTTTGCTGCAAAAGCGCCATGTCTGATAATAACACCGTCTGTACAACGGGTATCATTGCGGGTTACGTAACCAGCAAAGTCATACTTGGGATGTTTACTCATTCCATGATTTTCCTCCATTATTATTTGCCGCCATTTTGAAGATTCTCTTCACTATACTCAGGAGGGTAATCGGAGTAAGCTGCCTCTTCAGGGGACCCGACAGACCCAGGTAGAGAAACGTCTTGTCTTGCATCAGAAATATTCGGGTTAAACAATTGGTCGGCCATAGGATCTTCGATAGGACCATAACCAATAATAGCACGAAATTCGTTTGATGTAAGAATTCGGTTTCGCAATAATGAATCGCCAATTGTCGCCAATTGACCTGTAGGTACGAGTTTGAAAGGATTACTATATGTATCGATTCTATGTCCTTGTGTATATCCAGTTTTTGTGATGAATTTCCGTTGGAATTCTTCTTTAATTCTGGTAACAATAGGTTCGATAGTTCTAGTATAGTAATTTTGCATTTGGTCAGCATTAGCGGTACCATCCAAAATTGCTTTTGTTAGACCTAGTTGACTTAGTAATTCTTCGGTTAAATACTTAACCTCATCCATAAGATTAGAATTAATTTGCCGGTTTAGCTGAGTTATTTTTTCATCAGCACCGATATATGCAATACCCATTTTAGAGTCTTTCAATTGTCCTTCAATATCTTCGATACGAGCATCCGCTTCTTTTCGTTTGATATCGTTTCTAACTGGGTTAGGAAGTTGTAAGATGATGTTCCATTTGTTTGAAATCAACTCCAAATCCTGCTTGTCCAGAATAGATAGTTTTTGAATCAACCGAGTCATAGTCGGATTTTCGTTACCTAAAATATTGGCTAAAGGGTTCTCAATAATCGCACACATTTTCTTTGGAACAATTATTTCAGAGAATTGACCTTTAGCTTCATTATAAATCTTCACCCGGATTTTAGTTGGAAACCATTCCAGTATTTTTCCGACACGCATGGCTTTTATGTCATAAGAGTCAGACATCGTAGGGTTAAGGGTAGCCTCTAGAGGAACAGCAGCTACAACTCCTTCGTCAAATAACGAGTATACCAGATCGTGGAAGAAATCAGTACTGGATTGATCCACATTCATTTCAACTTCAAACAACCGTTGAAGCGGAGAATTCCTTAAAACAACTTGATTTTCTCTTTCCATATCAATCTTTACATGTTGAAATTTAACCATGGATGCATCAATAGCGATACGGTTAAAAATCATAGATGATATAGCGGATCTAGAGAAAACCCGGGTTGGTATTGAATTGTTTGGATTCAATGCCCTAGGTTCATTAGGAATCTGGAATACTGTTTCGGTTTCCACAAAAGATGAGGAATTAGTATTAAACATAGACCAAGCATGCTTTAGTCCATCGGTAAAAGTGCCCATAACTAAATATGCCTTTCTATCCAAATAAGTCTTGGTTACGTTTATACGCAACCCAAGCATCGATTAACGCAGCAACGTTATCGATTTTTTCATCAGAACGACGTTTAGATAACTTATAGTTACCATTGTTGTCCTGAATAGCAATAGTATTACCCATTGCAAATTTCATCAATTCTTCGTCGAATATTAGCATATGTTCCATAGCCAAATTCTTTAATTCTCCCATCGGTACAGACTCTGTTTTAGCGCCCTGAATAACTTTTTCAACACCGTATTCGCCATTGTCTCGAATCCATCTTTCTACAAATTCTCGAGCATTATACGGGTCGTATCCAAATGCATATACAGTATATTTGTGTTGGTATATGAAGTTGTATAAATCATCATATACCTGCTCCATATCAAGAATAACTCCCGGCATAACATTAAGTGTACCCTCGGAAATCAATTCATCATACTTATTACGCATAGCAGAAGTTAATTTTCTTAATTTAGATTCACAAACATAAGAACGAGTCTTAACGCCAAATCGTCCATGACCTAGTGGAAATAAAAATGTGAATGCACAGAAGTCATCCCCTTGAGAAAGGTCAGCACCCAATGTACATTCTAATCCATCAAAGTTTTGTGGTCTATGTGGAATTGTCTCTTCATATAAGAAGAAGAAAGTATAACCCTCAACTGGTATTCCGAAACGTTTAGCCAGAGTATCAGAACGAGTTGCCGGCTGACTTTCAGCACGTTCAACTTCATCTCTGTAAGTTTCATATGTTACAGTGGCCCCAAGATTGGGATTTGCTTTCATCCATAAATCTGGGTTTGCGACTTCTCTAACATCATCGAGTCGATAATACCAAATAGATACGTGAGGGTTAAAATATCGACCTTCTAAGATATCCATAAGCTCCATCTTGATGGTATCACCAACTCCATCACGAGCGGTCCCTTCGGAAGATGTAGCGATTATGAGATAATTGTCATTTTTGCTGGCACCTTGTTGAATAGCCCCAATTACGTCTTCTTTGACTTCACCAGAAAGCCACTCATCAACGGATGCATACTTACAACGAAGCCCTTGTAGCTTATCCCTTGACATAGGACGAATCTCAAGTAGACTATTCGTTGCGAAATTCTCAACACCCTTCTTGGTAGATGCTAATAATTGCTTCTTGGTTAAATTTCCGGTCATTTTAGATCCTTGAACCATATAACTAATTAGCGGACCTTTTGCTCGACTCAACGCAGTCCTAAATGGACCCATAATTTCCTCTGCCTGTTTCATTGTAGGAGCGGTAACTACTTGGTGAGTCGTAGCAGTGTCAATTAAAAGCATATACGCTTGCATGAATGTTGAATAAAGTGATTTTGCGGCACCACGTCCGACAATAAGATATTGTCTGTTCGTGAGACGCTTGAATTTCTTTCGGATTTCCCATTTACCAAGTTTTGGATTATAGACATTATCCTCAGAAATGTAAAACCACGCTAGGGCGCATTCAGCCCATAATCTAAAGGATGGTAAGAGAGTTACATCTCCTCCATCGGTAAGGGTCATTTCGTTTTCACAAAATCTAATAAACCCTTGAATCGCTTTGTCGTCATAGTAATAATCCGGAGACTCTATTAAGAAGTCGATTCGGTTCATTTCCAGAGAGACCGTGCGATTAACCGGAATTTCACCTCTCAGAACTGCTTCTTTGAACTTCATATATTCTTCCGGATAAGCTTTATTAGATAATACCATAAAATGTCCCTAACTAAAAGCCCCAAATACCTCGAACTGTATTAATAGCTCCTTGATTTTCGTCTTTCAATTTTCGGAGCTGATCTAAAGTAACATTAGTTATAGGAGAATACTTATTCGTTTTGTTCTTCATAAGATCTCCAACAATAGTCTTGACACCGGTATCAATAACTGAATTAGTCACTGATCGTCCAATGTCTTTAGCAAACTTACCATGTTCTTTCTTAGGTTTACGGGTATCGGCAATTTGGTTTGCACGCCGTACTTGTTCGGCGAAATCATTCTCCAAACGGAGTCGTCTTGTCGCGGCTTGAAGATCGTGTTCGGTCATAGAATGACGCTTGTGATACTTCATGTTCCAAGCTTTACGAGCGGCTTTACTTTCTTTTCGAGCCATTCTCGCTTTAGAATGCGGCAATTTTGATAGACTTCGTCTAAAACCCCATTTCATTCCTTTAATTCCGAAGTGTTCTAGTACATCATCAGAACTACCTGTTTGAATGGCGTGGAGAAGATCTTGATCTACATCATTCATTAGACCCCTCCCTATTTTGTAAGATTATACGATGAGCGGTTGATTGTAAGGATCTTTCTAGTGAAGATAAAATGCTACCGACAGGAGGATCAAACTTCAAACGAATGGACACAAGCACGTATTGCTTGACCAAACGAACAAGGTTAGGATCCTTATTAGGAATTAAAGATTCCCAATCAGCATCTTTTTTAGACTCGAAATTTAATTGAATATTTGTCAGTTGAGATAGTTCTCCGACAATACCATCCAATTCCAATAACAATCTATCATCGTATCCTGTATCTTCTTCGGAAGCGAAATCTACAGATGTCTTAATATCATTAAGAATCGTCATATAGTTCACCTACCATAATTTAGTATCCCCAGGAGATCTTTCAACATAATTCATCGATTGAACTCTTCCGAATCCATAATGAATAATATTATGTGTATTATAAGAAGTCGTGATCAATAGATCGGGATTTAAGATAATATCTTCTCTCCATTCCAATATATCTTCTTCCAACAAAGGTATCATATGATGTACTAAAGGAGGACCTTCAATTTCAACATCCTTAATACCCAAATCATATCCCAAATCACGAGCAATAATATAATCACGCATATCTCTCCAAATTCTAGATTTGTAGAATGCATTAGAAATTTCTCTTGGAGATTTATAACCTCGATTCATGAGAGATAAAAAATTAAGTCTATCACCAAAATTATCAAAAGTGAGAAGTTTTTTATAACTTAGATCTCGTAAATGTTCTCTATCTTTACCTAATAGGATCATATCACAATTCTTCAGACGGAGCGTATCCACGAATAGCTGCAATTACAGCTTCGCTGTCACCCTTACCTTTAACTTCACTTTCAATTAATTCGATTTTAGAATCTGATAATTTTTTATTAGATTTCATTGCTTCGAGTTGTAGCTCACGCTCAGCGGTTCCGAATCGCAACAAAGCGTTCAAAGTGCTTGGCGCTATTGTGCCATCGTCAAGCTGCCGATTTGCAACATCAAAGGCCTTCTTAGTGAGCTTGTCAAGCATACCTTCTGGCGTTAAAGCCGGAGGTAATTGTTTAGAATCACTTTTCTTCCGTACCATTTTCAGTCACCTCTTTTGGTTGAGATTGCTGAAGACGGCGAAGTTCTTGAACAGCGTGCTCGATGTAATCTGACGCTTGTTCTGGTGTAAGTTTTACACCTGTTTCTGCTGCGTAAGATAATAGCTTATCCAAAGCTTCTTTTTTCTTAGAATCGTTTGCAATAAGCATGTTATCCAAAGCGGTTACAATAATTAGAGCTCGATCTGCGAGAGTAACTACTGCTTTATTGTGAGTTGCTGCTCCAAGATACTTAATTAAGTTTAGTGCTACTGGAGCAAACACGATAACTAACGTTACCAATGTAATAATATCATCTACTGAAAATGTCATTTCTCGTTCTCCTTATTTGAAGTGTGTAGTTCTTCTATATAATCATTGACCATTCTTGACACATACGAATTGTATCCTTTCTCAGTGTACTGATCATATAGATAAAGAATCTCTTGCTCTGATAATCTACCAGAATGAATACCAGTGATTATTTGGAGCCTAAGAAAATCTCGTTCTTGATTCTTATGCATCTCTTGAAAGCTAACTGTCAAAGCATTAATGGAATTTTTAATACCATTAATCTCATCATTCTGTTTAGCTTCTAAGTCGACCCATACTTTTTTAAAGGCTTTGATGCCAACTTTGTAAATAGATGCTCCAACTCCAATGTAAACACCGATTTGACTAAGTACCTCAGGAGATACCAACCACATTAGTAGTGCTTTGATATGCTCTTGCACTTCATTGTTCATGGTTTACCCTCCTTTACCCATACATTGCCCCCTGGTTAATAATCCCAATTTAGGACTTTTTACCACTCCGGAGAAATTTCAAAGAGGTGGGGCGATGCAAAAGGGTCGAAAATTTTTGCGACCCTCCCCCC